CCCCGTTGAGTTCTCAACCATCATCGCCCCCTCTTGAATGCGCCTACCACTGACTGACGTACAAGCCGTTGCACGGCACCAGAGCGTACAACTTTGTCAATCGCGGTTTGGTCAGTCACCCAGCCACGGCGAGAGGCCCAACGTACTTGCCGCTTTCTACTATGCAGGAAGGCAGAGTAGCTCGCCTTGGAGCCTAGTTTGTAGCCCGTAGCGCCGACTCTCCTAACTCCCCAGGAGCGATTGAGCTGCTCTGAGGTCTTGCGTCCACCACCTCGCCAGCGTGGACCGAAACCTCGCTGGTACCAGCGGCCCGTAGGGTTAGACGGAGAGTTTGCGATAGTCGCCGGCGGATAGGGCGTCAGCTCATTGCGTATCTGCTCAATGATTGCTCGTGACGCTGCGCGGATGGAGGGTTTGTAGTTGCGCCCAAGGGCTTGCTGTAGCCTCCTATCCCCACGAACCTGGATGCTGATAGCCATTAGCGCACCCGGTCAGGGTAGCGCACGACACTGTTGTTGACCCTCTTCACCTTCACGTTGACCTTGGCGAGCGTTAGGTCCGCATCGTCGAACGCCAGGTCTGGACGGAGGGACGTATCGTGCTTGTCGAGGTAGTAGTCAGCGGTCAGGCCCAGCTTGGCCGCCCATGTCTTAGCGTAGTCCTCACCACCGCCAGACCAGATGACCATCGTGTGACCCTGAGCCTGAAACCAACGGTAGACAGCGATGACCTCGTAGTTGGGCACATCGATATCAAAGCCCGTCGCGGAGGCAGGGATGATGAGGGTGTCATCTACGTCAAAGGCAACGATTAGGTTACCCATCAGTCACGATCATCACGCCACCTTCAGCGTCGCATTGCATCTGCACGCCACGTGGGCGGGCGGTCCATCAGGAAATTGATTCTTCCATACCGACTCTGGCTTCCCGTTGAGTGGCCTACAGATATCCGTATCAACCAAGTCATCACCCAGCGTGTGCCATATGCGCTCCATGACGATACCCGCACCACCAAGCTGGCGCTGAGCTATGTTGGTCGCCTCAGCGGACGCCCTCGTCACCTCGGTCACCGCGATAGCTTGTGCACGAGCAGGGCCAAAAGCTGGCCTTAGTGCCCCCTCCAATTCCCCCCGTGTCATCCCTGGCGTGGTGATGAAGGTCTGGATGGCCCGACTCACCACGTCTCGTGTCGTTGCGGTCAGGTCCTTCACCAGCCCGAATGTATGGTCTCGTGCCCAGGCAGCCGCCGCCTCATTGATGACTACAGCATCAAGATCAGCACTGACAGCCAGGGCTATGCCAGACGCTCGCTGCGCAACGTCAGTGAGTTGAGGTACGATGGCGGCGTTGAACATCCTCTCTACTTCATCGAAGCTGAGGATGTCGCCACGGATGATCTTGTCCGCTATGAGCGTGCCCTGTCGCCCCATCGCTCTAGTCAAGGCGAGACGCAGGGCGTCCTCGTCACGCTCCTGCGACAAGAATGTCCTCCTCAGTCCTATGCCCGTTGGTCTCTATCTCAGCGTAGCCAGGCATTGAGTAGGACCGGACTGGCTCCTTCACCAGCGCTGCAGGAATCTCAATGATGTTGGCCGATACTAGGAACACATCCCCATTGGGGGCAGCTTCAAACCCTAGAGCCTCACGGTATTCATTCCGCGTGAGTGCCCCGTCCTGGAAGCCATCCCTGATAGGAACCAATGCCTCCTGCCTATTGATGGCGAGGGCACGGACTTCAGAGGTATCAAACTCAGTGATGATCCGCTCGTCAAACTCCGCTGCGACGTCAGTCTGGTACTGCTCCTGTAGGTTCCGCCAGAGATTCGACAGGGTAGTCTCGGCGAAGAACCGACGCATACCTGAAACGTTGTTATAGGTCGCAGCATCCAAGCCAGCCTGGAGTCCCGCAAGAATGGCAGGAACCCCCAAAGCCCCAGCGATCCGTGACTCTGAGACGGTACGGATAGAGGAGAGGTCAAGCTGGCGGGGGTTGAAACCGATGGTTGTGATGGTCGTATCCCCATCCACAACGGCTGGAGTACCCAGCATAGCCCCGCCAAACTCCGCACGGAAATGTTCTTTAACCTGTCGTGCGGTCTCCTGGTTTAGCTTTGCCTTGATACTAAGCACCGTCGTAGGCGCAGCGTAGTTCGCCAGCAATGCCCCCACGAACTTGGTCGCCTCATTGTCTGATGCGATCTGCCGCGAGAGAACTTCCAGCGGCCCAAGACCCTCTACGATGCCACCCGACTCGCCGGCCGGATCGGGAAGCGTGAATGACACTACGTCCTTACGGGGGATAGAGATGATCTGGGCATCCCCAGGCTGCTGGTAGCTGTAGCCCCAAAGTACCCGCTCGCCCGGCTCGTTGGAGTTGGAATAGATAGGCCCTACCCTATCAGGGCGCAGCGGCCACAGAGCGAGAAGTTGGCCTGTCATGTTGCGCTCTTTCCACCAAACGGATCGGCCCGTAATCCCTAGGTGGAGAGTCGTCAGTGCCCACATCCGATACTCAGTCATGAGTTCGTTGGGGTGGCGCATGAGTTCTAGCAGCTTATGCCCCTCTGGCAACTCTTGGCGCTTATCCCCACCATCGAGAAAGGCTTTCATCGGTGGCTCAGCAACACCATGGGCCAAGAGTCGCAAACAAGCATAGACTACTTCATTCCGCGCATATGCCTGCCGAGCAAGCGGAAGGAACTTGGTCTCAATGAGCCATGCCATATTGGCAAGCCATGAGGAGATGAGCGAGATGCCCTGGGTCGGAGTCGCCTTCAACCCATTCCAGAAGCTCTTGAATCGGTCAATCATCGATGTCCCCCCTTTGGATGACCTGCCCCCGCTCGATAATCCTGGAGGCCGTTCGTCCTAACACCACGGCGAGGTCGGTCATACCCGCCGGACCCCGCAAGGTTCTTACGTTCTCTGGCGTAAACACCTCGCCTACCGTCATGTCCTTTACACAGTGAACGCTGCGCCGATAGCGACGATAGAACGCCTCATCAACCGCCTCCACTCTACCGTACATGATGACCTCTGTCTCACGTACCCGTTCCACCATCTCTTTGAACTCGTCGGGCTCTAGGGAGAAGGTAGCATCCGCCGCACCGTTGGCGCGGGAGCGCGTGAAGTGCTTCTCGATAATGCGGGCCCCGGCGGCTACGGCGAGGGCTGGCACCATAGGGCTCAGGGAATGGTCGCTGAGGCCCCTCACTACATGGTGTAGCCTATCCTGGTACTGACGATGCACCATATGGAGATTCATGTAGTGCAAGGGGGTGGGATAAGCAGTTACGCAATGCAAGACTGCTACATGGTCGAGACCAGTTAGGAGAGTAAAGGGGTGCAAACTTGCAAGGATTTCGTCCTCAGTTGCCATCCCTGTGGAGATAATGACGCGCTTGCCAGTGCGAGCTACGGCCCGAATCAGGTTCAAGTCCGTGATCTCAAAGGAGGCGATCTTGTAGGCCCAGACGTCAAGCATGTACTCCGTGAACATCAGTGCAGTGGGGTCGTAGATAGAAACAATAAACTCCAAGCCCAGAACCCTCGCCACCTCCTGTAGGGGCTGCGCCCAACTCCACGGCGTCCGTGCCTCAGAATATAAGTCCCATAGCGTACGCCCTGCCCAGGGGCCAGAGTGGATCTGGAAGGGCTCTGTATCCATGGGTAGCGTCATCGTCTCGGGGCTGTAGAGCTGGATCTTGACTGCATCAGCGCCAGCCTTGGCGGCAGCCTCCACCAGTGCCACGGCTTCGTCATAGCTGCCCCGGTGGTTGCAGGACAGCTCCGCAACAATAATCGTTTTATCCGGCCACATTGAAGAGCCCCTTAATCCTAGCGAGTTCCTGGTCATCATCTAATGCCTCTGTACTCTTGGCCACATCCTCCACCTCTATGATGGGCCGCGACTCATCAAATCCGTACTGCCATCGTGTCCTCACCAGGTTGAAAGTGTAGAACAAGTCCTCGCTCTCCACCTCGACCTCGATGCCCCGGCCCATCGCCATACCCAGCCAGAACTCCAGACAGGCACGGGCCGAGAGTGGCTCGCCCACTGGATGCAGTGTAACACCACAGAGCCTGATATGGGTCACCCCCTCCAGAATCGCATGGGCCACGAGCCAATCGAAGGTTCCACAGTGGTAGCGCCCATTGGGTAGCTCCTCCTCGATCCGCTTCTTCGGGAACTCCACACTGCCAGGAAATTCAGGGTAGTGGCGCTGCATGTATAGAGGGGTGCTGCCATCGTATTTCCAATGATTTAACCATGTGTCCTTGCTGACAGCATCCCAATAGGGCCAGTGCTCTTCCAGATACTCGGCTGAGTGAAGCTGATACCAGCGATCAGCATCCCAGGGGCCGAATGTGGACAAGGGATCATTGATACCCCATATTTCGTAGCCCGCTCTTCGGGCCTCGCGCCATGTCTTGAAGCCCTTACCAAACCCTACGATGGCAACCTTCCTAGTCACGACTCACCACCCCTTTGCCCTTGCACATTGGGCAGCGCTCCTCGCCCGGGTCTTGGTCTTCCAGCGCATCGAATAGCTGAGTGATCGGGTCCACCAGCTTGGCCCAGATGTTCGTCTTTGGCTTTCGTCGCACACCGACTCCATGACAGACCGGACAGCGTCTAGTCATTCTCAAAGATCCATAGCCTGGTCTGACCTAAGTCAGGGTAGTGAATCTCACTAGGGATGGTGAATGCAAGGTGATTGACTGGTGCTTCGTAGTCCGGCTCCCGCCCCTCCTGCTGAGCAAGAAGAGCATTCACAACACGGGAGAGAAAGTAATATGTCCCCGTAAACCCGACTGTCACGTAATTGGGCAGTTTCTCCTCCAGCACGGCCGTGCATAGTTCTTCTGCTCGTAGGTACCGGGTATGGCTTGGCGGTACAATCTCTGGTAGACCCACCCACTTCCGCATCCGGTTCAATCCATTGAGTCCGTCCTGCGACGACTCCACCATCACGTACTTCTTGCCCAGGGAGATGAGGTGCTGGATGGCCCGAAGCTGCGTCGGCCAGTCTGGCAGGTTGATGATGCAGCGCTCGGTGTAGACGGCATCGTACTCCGCACCCTTCCAGTCAAAGAGATCAGAGCAACCATATCGAACCGAACCGAGCGCACTAGACGAAAGCCGCTGGAGGTTACTCAGCATATCGGTGGAAAAGTCCACGGCGTCTATCACCATAGAGTACCGCTCAGCCAGATACCGCGCCGTCTCGCCATCACCGCAACCCATGTCCAGTACCCGCTTGGCACCCTGTAGCCTTCTGGCGATCTCACGCATCTCCAGTTCCTTCAGCACGCGATCCCGCGTCCCCGCATACTCGCCGAGGGAGGCGCGGTCATCCCAGAAGGCTTGCATATCTACAGCCATGTCAAGATTACCCAGAAGAACAATAATGCGCACACGACAGCTTCCCACGCTACAAAGACGCGCAGCCAATGCTCCCAGCCCAGATGGCCTCCTTGGCTTTGCCAGCTTGTCCATGGATCAGGTGGCGTCTCTAGCGTTCCCGTGTCCGTCCAAGGTGGTGGTGCTGGTGGCGGACCTGGGGTCTTCATGCTAGCCCCTCCAAGCTCAAGGCATCGAATGCTGCGTTGACCTCCTGCATCTTCTTCTCAGTGCCCCCTAGGTCAGGATGGTGACGCCGAGCAGCCTCACGATAGGCCGTGCGAATTTCAGTTGGTGAAGCCGTAGCGGTTGTGATGCCAAGCACTTTGAATGCCCGTTGTGCACGATGGCTAAGATGCAGCACCGTTGGTGCTGGGCGGCTAGCAGGTCGCTCACCGTACCAACCCCACTCCACTCGTAAGCGCCGAATCATCTCAGCAGTAAGTATGGGATCAACCCGCCACGCATTTGGATCCAGAACGTCACCCTCAAACTCAAACTCCCACTCTATCCGTATCTTGGGGCCATCGGGATTCATTCTATCATCCTCACAACCTCGAACGCCTCAGCGTACTCCACCCCCACCACGGCACCCCAGTATTGCGCTCGTGCTTCCAAGGCTCGGAAGGACCGGGGATGGGGAAAGGGGCGCATCTCGCTCTCATAGCACCGTAAGCCAGCTACCTTCTCTTGCCAATACTGTGACACGTCCACGAACCGAGCGGGCCGGAACGAGTAGTCAAAGGCCCACTCGGTAGAAGATAGCACCTCAAAACTGTAGAGCGCTTGGAGAGGGTCCGCATAGCCAGGTCGCGTAGCTGTGAGTACCGCCTCGAACACTGCGCGGTGGTCTACATTCAGGTCGCTTCGGTGGTGGGTGTAGACGATGTGCGGCTCATGAGCTTTTATCCATGCCTCGACTGCATGGATAATCCGTATCAACGGCACTGTATCCATCTGGTTATCAGGAAAGAGGTCGCCAACAAAGACAGGACTGAAGCCAAGCGCCCCTGCCGCTCTTACTGCACCCTCCACCTGCTGCCCGCCCTCTCGCCCTCTACCCAGGTATAGCACACTCACGCTCTCCCCCTCGGCGATGTGCCGAGCGATGGTGCCACCCATGCCGAGAATCTCGTCGTCAGGATGAGCGCAGACCACACCGATCATTGGCCCTCCGCCTTTTCCATCTCAACTATGATCTCGACATGCTCAGGGTCTTCAGTGTAACGGTGGCTTGCTTCCTCGAATGCCTGCCACAGGATTGTCAGCGTCGTCTTGATTTCCGTCATCTTACGTTGATCTATTGACATTTTTCACCTCCCACCCCTTCACCCTGAAAGCTCGCGCTATGTCGAAGTGCAACTCCACCTCCCCCTCAACCTCCGGCATCTCGGCCATGACACGGAACTGATTAGGAACAGAGCCGCGCTGGACATCGAGAATCCGGCTCCCCTCTGGCGCGTTGAGAAGGCCAAGGAGGAAATTATACGAGACCTGGAAATTTATACGGCCCATCACCTCACCTCCGTTATCGTCACGTCCGCCTCGATCCTCCCCGTCTTCAGCGAGGCACGCGAGAACTCCAAACGGTAGCCATTGACCTCTATGAACGCTTTGGGGTAGCCCTCCGCGTCCAGCATACGGATGAAGTCATGGAGTCCTTCCATGTCCAACTCTATGGGCAGCCAGCTCTGATCAGGTGTACGACGCTTGAACGTCACTACCTCGCCCACCTGCGATACCGACTCAGGCTCCGTAGCCGCTATCTCCTGGGCCATGTCGATGCACAGGTGTGCGGCGCGCAGATAGACCTCCTCAGCCGTGCCGTACAGGGCCAGGGGACGCTCCATGTAGATGGGCCCGGCATCCACCACCTGGGTCATCCGGTGCGCGGTAATGACCGTCTCCGTCGCGCCTAGCATGATGAGGTTCTGCAGGGGAGAACCGCCGCGACCATAGGGCAAATCAGTTAGATGAAAGTTCACGGCCTCGTACCGCTCCGTAATCTCGGCGGAAACCCATTTTGAATAATGAATAAAGAATATGTAGCGCGGCACCATTAGCGGTAGCCAGTCCTTTGCCAACTCACCCGAATGGAAGTGCCAGTTGCTTGGGAGGTGTGCACGCTCAAAAGCATACTGTCCCCAGGGACGGTCACTGACGACGAGGTAATTGCTTCGCACTATGTAAGCATCAGGGCATAGGCATAGACGAGGAGAGCGATCCAAAGACCCATAACGACCCCCGCCAATGCACCGTCCAGGTAGGCTTTATGCTCCCGCTCGGTCTCATATCCCCCTTCAACCCAGGCGGGTACCATTCTTTCGCCCTGTGTATCTAGTCTACTCATCACACGTCCTCCGCTTCGAACTCATCGAATGGGCAAATCTCTTCGTCTTCATATTCTACGCCGACAGGGTGGCGTTCAGATTGCCTCGCCCGCTCAAAGGCGTAGCGCCCCCAGGGTCGGTCGCTGACGACAGCATAGTGTTTCATGGAGCCACCGTCCGTTTGTAGTAAGCCCGACGCTGTATCCCTCGCGCCTTCTCAAGATTCCTCTTCCGCCAGCCTCTTCCCTGTTCATTCTTGCATATCTGACACCACCGTCGCCCCTCTTCTACTTGATATGCATGCCCTCTTTGGCAATACTCGCGACGCGCATTAAGGGCTGCCGGCCCCATACCTCGAAGTATATTCTCTCTGTCCGATACTGCCTCCAAGTGAGAAGGGTTGACGCAAGCATGATTGCGACACAGATGATCTATGGTCAATCCGATGGGGATTGGTGACTTGAAATACGCATAGGCAAAGCGATGGACAAACTCTGCCCCCCTAGTATTATCTGTTCGACTCCCAACTGTGAATTGAGCATAGCCTTTATTGGTTATCGTGCCTTGCCAATTCCAACACTGCGTTATCACGTCAATCTCTACACACTTCCAGAACCGAATTATTAGGGGCGCCGCTATTCTAGACATCAGATAACGCCCAGTCCATGAACAGCCCAGCCTGAAACCGTGGGTTGTCCGCTTGCAGCACCTCGCAGACCGCGTTGATCGCCTCTAGGCGCCTACCGTCCACCATCGGGATCTTCTGAAGTGCGCGGGCAAAGTGGCGGTAGTTGTAGCGGCGCTCTTCTAGGGCTTCCATTAGCCTACCGTTGGTTCGTTGCAAGCTGTCACGCTCAGCTTCCAGGCTGGAGATAACTTTCTGTGAATCAATCATCTCGCCTCTATAGGTGGTGGTGGAGAGCCGTAATATATAGTGGCCCGCTGCCCGATGCCGAATACCCTCCCACACCGAGCGCAATAGTCCTCTACCGTCTCCGTCCAGGCATTGACGGGCATCGGTTCGCGAGCGATCACGCGCTCTTGCAAGTCATGCAACCTCAGACTACATAGCAACGGCATACCTCACCTCCTCACTTAGCACCTTATCTATAGATGTTTTCTTGAAGAACCACATGGCCTCATCTCTCCTCGAACAGCACTCGCGGTAGCCGCTCCCGCATCACTTCCTTGACGTCAATCTTCTGCATCTCAGTCCACACCTCGCCAGCAGCTTCGGTAGTCAGCCTCACATCCTCGGCCATGTGTGCCAGATTAGGAAGAATGGGGCGGTTCATGAGGATGCCCCGGTCACGCATGCCCACGATAAAATAGGCCCGCTCCTCTGGGCTGTCGAACTGGATGAGTGAGCGTGGACCATGACCAATAACTCGATAACCATGAATCTGACATAGGCGTAGACCTTCCATGAGATCATTCCCCATCTCCCAAAGATGCCACACTCCCCACTGATCCCAGATGTCCAGCACAGCGTCCGCTGCCGCCAGGGATAGGGCGTTGCCGAAGTGGGTGGAGGAGACGAACACCGGATCGTTGCGCTCGAACCACTCGAAGTATGCCCTGTGTCCCACGATGGCCGAGATAGGCACACCGTTGCCCAGTGCCTTGCCATAGCACACGATGTCGGGCTTGATGCCGTAGACCTCAGAGGCACCGCCCAGCGCCCAGCGAAAACCGGTCACCACCTCGTCCATGATCAGGAGAGCGCCCGTCTTGTCACAGATGTGGCGCACGTACTCGTAGTAGTTGGGCTCAGGGTCAACCATCGGGTGCTCCAAGATGATGGCAGCCGGGGCATCATCTGGCTTCACAACCACGGCCAACTCCACGAGCTGCTGCTTGTCATTGAACGGAAGGTCCACGACATTCTGCGGGGCTACCCCCCACGCTGGCGGGGTCTTGCCGATGGACCAGTCTGCCCAGCCCGAGTAGCCCGACGAGAGGACACGCTGTCGCCCCGTTACCGCCCGCGCCAAGCGCACAGCCATGGTGGTAGCGTCCGTGCCGCTGAGCCCGAAGCGTACACCAAGGGTGTCCGGTGACCAACCCGGAACATGGGTACCAAGGAGGTTGGCCAGCTTCTCGGCGACCCGTGCTTCTAGGACATGAGGGAGGGAGAAGCCAATGCCCTCGAATGCTTGATCGGCGAGGCGGCAGCAGAAATCTACATTAGCGTAACCAAGCAGGTTCGCACCCAGTCCCGATACCCAGTCCAGGTACCTGTTGCCAGCACGGTCATAAACGTGCGCTCCCACACCCCACGCCAGTTCCTTGGGCTCAAAGTCCACGCCCCAGAAGACGGGCGATTTCGAGAAGGTGGCGGCGATGGGGAGAGGCTTAGGCATTAGGTTCCTCCACCATCTATAACCCAGCCGATCAAGAGCAAAACTAAGCCACATGCAGCCGAACCTATCAACACCACCCACCATATAAGCGAAAGTATAGTGAGAACGTTGAGGAGAGATTCGAGTAGCACTTCCATCACGCCCTCACCACTCCCAGCACACTGAGCCACCCGAAGTCCTCACCCAGCGCTGCATAGACGCCACGCACATACTCCATATCCTCCTCAGTATCCACTGACCACTTCAGCGCCGAGAGGTCATCGGCGTGCTGAAGGTGCCCGCTCTTGTAGGTCTTGCGTAGCCACGTCGTGACGTGCTCCCGGTCCTTCTGCGCCGTCTTACGGTCTGCTTGGCGTAGTGCCTCGATGGTGAAGGCCTCCACATCGAGGCCATCAGGGTAAGTGCGGGGGTCCACGTTGTTGAGGTAGGGCGCGTTGAGCGCCGCATGAGCCGCCACTACTTCGTCAATCAATCCTGGGTCAATCAGGGGGCAGTCAGCCGTGATCCGCACGATGACGGTAGCTCCCGTTATCGTCGCCACGTCCGCGTAGCGCCCCAGCACATCCCCCTCAAAGTGACCACCGCGTAGAACGCTGATATCATTGGCTTGGCAGAAGCGCACGATCTGCTGGTCGGCCCCTGAGAACGAGGTGGCCACCACCACTGAACCAACTAACTCCGCCCGCTTCACCCGCTCGTAGACACGCTGAAGCATGGGCTTGCCGCAGACATCCTGGAGCACTTTGCCGGGTAGGCGGGACGATCCCATACGGGCTTGGATGATGGCGACTGTGTTCACATCGCCTCCAGGTCAACCGCTATCCTTTTCAATGCTTCTTCGGTCGTTTCGCTAGCCATTCTCACCACCCCCTGAACTCTAGTAGCTTCCTATCCAGCTTGGCTATCTCGTCGTCGGTCCGTGCTATCCGCTCCAATGTTCCCATCTGCGCCATGCGGTAGGCAACGCCCAGGAATAGCCCCGCAAAGGCAAGCGGAAACAGCAGCGCAAAGGCCCACGGTATGCCTGCCTCCCTCAATGGAACAAGAGAAGCACTCGCCGCTAGAATCCCGCCACCGAGCACCAGGTGAAACTCACTGTATACTACGTCCCAGAACCGATGCCAGTCAGTCTTCTTCCTGGTGCTCATACTACTCCCCCTTAGCGCCCCAGAAGCGCTTGGATGGCGTAGAACTCAGGGTTGAGGATATGCAGGATAGGGGACATCACGGTAAGCATTGCCACCGAAGCAATCAGCCCCAGGATTATTAACCCCCCCCAGGCCACAGCCGTGCCGTTTGTATCAGATGTCATTTCCCGCTTAACCCATTTACCAGCTTTCCGAGCCACCACAAACAAAAGGGTGGCAAATGCTAAGCGTAGCGCTCCGGCCACTACACCCCAGCTTAGTTGCTGTCGCACGTATATCCCCCACACCTCGGTACCCATAGGTCCAAGGCGCTCCACTAGCATGTCCAGGATTCCGCCAATGTCTTCAGGATTCACGATCTAGCCTCCCCTACGCAACGTCACATATCAAGCATATCCATCCCATCTCTTCTAACCGCCTAACATCCTTGTCTTGGTGAGACGCTGAGCAATAGGCGTAAGCCACTACTCGCGCACTAGCCGTCTGAAGACAAGACCAGAAGGGATCCACTACTGGCTCCATACATGTCACGTGGCAGCACACTATGGGCCTGACCTGTAAGGTTGCTCCTGAAAGAGACCAGTCCAACTCCCAATTCCGGAAACCTTTTCCTGAATTGACATCAAACTCCACCCCAGCCGAGCGTAAAAGTCGCTCGGCCTCATAGACCATGTGACGCTGTTCGGTTGTTATCAGGGACATATCAATCTTGAGCGTGGCATAGCCGTTGGAGAAATCCACTCTGGCAACAGAAGCATATATTTCGTGGCTGAATCTCTCGGCTAGCTGTTGAGCGTGTTCATGCGCTTCACCCAATAAGTCCATGCCTAGTATCCCTTGCCTTCGTGCCTAACATGTGGAAGGCCCTCTTTCGGCAGCGCCAGGCCGTGGAGTGGGCGTTTTCCAGGCTCAAAGGGCAGCGTTCCTTGAACCGGATTACGGTGCGGCGGCGAATGAAGGTGACTACGCACTGCTACCTCTCCCTGATTGCAATGCAGGCGGCCTCATGTATAATGTCACTGGCTGTCTGAACCTAGCCTGTGCTGGTCTAGGACGGCACGAACTCACAAGGTGAAAGCCTTGTGAGTTCGGCGTTACGGCCATCTCACCATGCCTGCTGGCCCTCCGCGGACGTTACTGAAGCATTACCCTCAGTGACTGCTACCCTCCACCCCTCTTCTTCGTCCTTAACAACCACCCAGCGCCAGCCCAACCCTGCGCTCGTGAGTGCATCTGCCACATCCCCGGCACAGAAGGAGCAGCGCCCGTCCACTACCGCTATAGCCGTTGCCACAGCCTCTGCTTCCCAATTCGTCATGGTGCCATTCTCTCCATCAACTCTATCTCGCTCCGTTCACGCCGTCCCGTTGGCTCCAGCCACCAGTCGGGAATAGCCGAGCCCTGGAGTAGCAGGAGTGCCATAGTGGTGGTGTCCACCCAGTCGTCGTGGTCTGCGCTGGGGAACTCCAGGTGCTCAGCCTTCCACTCCTGAAGCCACGGGGCCTCCGGCGGGAGCCACACACGCATCGAGGCGAATATGTCCGTCACGGCATGGGCACGGGCCAGCTTGCCTCGCTCCTCTTTCCACCCTTGCACCTGGAGACCCTGGCTCTGCATCTGCTGCACCAGGCTGATCCCGCTAGCCTTATACTCCACCCAGGTCCTATTGGGTTTGATTCGCTCTATGTGCCGTTCTACGAGATGCTTCAGATCGGGGAAGCCTACCTTCCAGCGCCCAGCGTCCAGCAGGTAGAGGTTGATTCCGCGACGCCCCCACGTGGCGGTAGCGGACCAATCGGCCTCCTGCCCCTCCTCGAAGGCTGTGTCCCAGACGGTGATGATGTCCTCCAGTATCTCCCGCGAGAATACCTCTGGAGGTAGAGGCACCATCTCCTCTGCCAGCGCTCGCCGCTCCTCCTCAGTGGGCACCCGCCAGGACTGCCACCACTCACCCCTGAATACATTACCCTCTTCCTCTCCAATATCACCCTGATAGACGCGGCGGAAGGTAAGGGGTGCCAGTGTCTGCTCACGCTGGAGGCGCTCAATAGACCATCGCTCAGGCCATAGGGCAGTGCCGTCGTCCTGGATCGCCTTCTGGTGGATGAGAGTCCATTCCCTCTGGAGAAGATGGGCGGCGAGGTCACCGGAGTGCCAGCGCGTCATGATACAGACGGCTACGCCCTTGTCTGTGAGTCGGGTCAGCGCCACACGGTCCACCTTCTCTATGATCTTCTCGCGCTGATACCGAGTAGCCGTGTTCTCCAGGTCGTTCACGTCGTCGAGGATAAGCACATCAGCGCGGGGACCAGCAGGAAGCTCGGCGATTCCATAGGCTGAGAAGCTGGGGTGGGGGTCGGCTATATTGGGCCTCTTGAGATACCAAGCATGACCCGCCGTGCCACGACGGTCATCCAGCTCAACACCGGGAAAGGCATCGTGGAATTCAGCGCTATCCCTGATAGTGTCCCTAACCGCCAGGCTCTTGGCAACCGCTAGGCCAGCAGCGCTGGACAGGTAGATAATATGAAGGCTAGGGTCTTGCCCCAGTAGCCACGCAGGCCAGTGAACGCCAACCCACTGCGTCTTCGCGTAGCCAGGAGGGGCAATGATCAGCAATGGGTTATCAGGACTCACCTCAGCAAGCGCCTCTAGCCACACCTTATGGTGTATGGCGGGCGGGAGACCGTGAACAATGCGACCATAGTCGCCAAGGGTGGGCGGGGGAGGCGGCACTACGGTAGCCTTTGCCTCCTGAATACGCCGTACTACTTCAGTCAGTGCTGGGGTAAAATCCGCAGGACCATGAAGGAGCTGGTTCACGGTGCTGGTAGTTCCTTTTGCTCAATACCTAAGCTAAGCACTCCCGTTAGAAGTTCCTCCTCGGATATACCACTTTCCTCAGCGAAAAGCTTGAGCCGCTCCGTCAGGATATCCCAGCGATCACGACGACCGAAGAATGCTGGGAACCGCCTTTCGAGTAGCCATGCGTCAGCCGCCCACTCCCCTTTGCTATAGGTCTCATGGACAGTAGTTACACCTGTCCTCTCGTTGGTAGTAGTGGTCCGAGATAACACCTGTCCACCCTCAGCAGCTCGGCTAATACGGGCAACCCGTGTAAGAATAGCATCCGCCTCTGCCCTCGCGATATCTAGGACGAAAGTGACAAAGCGTCCACTAGTTTGCTCTTTCCCCTGAAGCATCCAACGGTCCAATGTGCGGTAGCTGATACCCCCATGAACAGCAGCGACCACTAAGGGGTTGCCATCGCGCACAGCCTGCACGATATGCGCCGCAGCGGCTGGGGTGAACTTGCTGGGCCGACCTGCCATCAGAGCCCCATCCCTACCTGCGCCTCGCGCCCCACAGCCATATCGTAATATTCCTGCTCCTTCTCGATGCCGATAAAGCTGAACCCCTCAGCCAAGGCCGCGATGCCAGTAGTGCCGCTGCCCATAAAGGGATCTAAAATGAGACCATTCGGAGGACACACGAGGCGGCATAGCCAGCGCATGAGATCCACAGGCTTCTGCGTTGGGTGCATGGACCGCCCGTTCTCCTGCTGACGCTCGGAGGGCGACACCTTAGCTGTATAGAAGAAGCGGGAGGCACCGCCTGAGTCAAGATAGCCAACTGTCATGCGGTCTTTACTGCTTGCGGGACCAGAATACACAGGGCTATTATGGTTCTCGCGCGTGAATCCTGGAGCGCTACCCCCTCGCTCCCCGCTCTGCTCGTCCAGCAAGCGCACGGCGCAATCAGGGGCGCACTCCCAAGCGGCTACGGTCTCGGTACCATCAGGGGCGTAATTCTGTCTCGGATTACGTTCATAATTCTTTCCTGACATTGAGGTATTTTCTGATTCTGCTAGATGGTGCGTGGTTAGTAAGGTGCTTGACTTCACCTGCTTGGTGCCCACCTCCACGCACTCAGGGCTGTGGGCCAGCACCAAATTAGCCGGCCATCGACCTATATCCCCAGCAACGCTCTCAGTTTGACGTTTTCCGCCTCCGCCTCGGCCAGCCGCCTCATTATTCGCAAATGCTCCTTGCCGTGTTCTGTCCACTCCGATAGGACTAGATTTTCTATCCGGTTGTCCTTCTTGTCCCCGTTGATGTGGTGCACCATCTCTGTACTCAGTAGTGGTCTCCCTAATGCTCTCGCCATTACCAGGCGGTGTTCCCTCACCTGGCGAACGTTCGGGTCTAGCAGCAACGCCTTGTCGGTATCCGGCAGAATGTCTACCCGTAGGTCTTGATACCCCTCCCGCTTGGAGTCCCACCGACCACCCTTCCACCTGGGGTTGTTCGCTCCCATCATCACTTTCGACCGGCATGGTAGACTGCAAGTCATTGGTAATTTTGCGCGGTTGATTTGACTTATCCACCGCTTCATCGGCTTGCCGCAACCCGCGCAATTCATGTCGCGCACTCGCTCGCGCCTCCGCTTTTCGGCTGAGGCCCTGACCGCCGCTTCTGTTCTCTTCTTCATAGGTACTATTATGGGTCTTGATACGGTTGCTGTCAATGTTTATGCCGCCTACACCCCATCTCAGGACGTTGGCGGCTACCGTGCGCTCACTGAGGGGCTTGCGGCAGAGGGCAATTATTTCCCACGATGGCTTCAGCGCTGTGCCCCAGCCATCCCACTGCTGAGCGGCTTCGGTGGCGGGAGTAGTTTGACTGAATTCACCAGCGTAGTCACCGTAGGCAACCTTGCCATCCTCAAGACGTGTCCGCCCCCAATTCTGTTGTCGCCCCACAACCTCGCGCTCAGCACCTGCCGCCTTGTCTATGGCCTTGCTCACCGAGGCGCTTTTCGGAAACCCACTGCCGTAGAGCCAGCAGAGGGTGTCCCGTATCTCAAACCCGGCGTCCTCCAGAGCCACCATGAGGCGATGGTGAGTTCTCGTTGAGCCGAAGGCCACGAGGTGCCCTCCAGGTTTGAGAACGCGCAAAGCTTGAGTAGCCCAGTTGTAGGACCATTCCTGAAACGCCAGGTTACCTTTGGTGGAACGGTCGTAAGCACCAGCATAATCACTCCGAGTGAATCCACTTGTTGTGCGACCTGACGCCAAGCGCGATGCACTGGGCCCCATAGCCTCACGCTTCCGAGCAGCCTCTTCAATCTCCGCGCCATCCCATGCTTTACCCATAAAGCGAATTCCATACGGAGGATCGCACACGATGGCATCCACGCTGTCGGGCTCCATGCTCGCCATGTGCTCAACGCAGTCGGCTAGGACGTGCTCGGGGTTAGGCATCAGCCCTCTTCCGCTCCCTGTACGCTTTGTCCCTACAGGACACAGAGCAGTACCTGCGCGTAGCGAGGCCGAGTATGACCGCGCCGCACACAACGCACTCACCCTCTACCCGTGGCCTCATGGCAGCGAGAGCGCGGGCAGCGTCAGTAGCGTTAGTCATAAGCCAGGCCCAGGGCCATTCTCCCAGGGACACCGATGGTTGGCCCACTACTTAGCTGTTGCCTTGTGTTTGTCAACTCATTCACAAAGCAGCCGTATGTGGTGGTGAGGATTCCAGCGTTCTGGTTACCCTGCTGACGGGCCATCGATTCCTCACTTGGGCGTCTCTCTTCCGCCACCTGGCTCATGCGCTTACTCTACCACACTCGCTATGGTTGCGCAACCCCACTAAATGGCGTAAGGTGGGGTCGTTTCAGGGGTTATCCCTATTGCCAAACCGCTAGGGATGCGCTATGATAGTGCTAGAGAGGGCAAGGAACTAAGGAGGAAGGACATGGACCGCACGAAAGCGATAGACCACCTGAAGGGATTGCTCAGTCCAGACGATACGGTGTACCTCATCCTCCGGCACGTCTCTGCATCAGGAATGACACGATGGATCAGCCCGCTCGTGTTCCGCGAGGGCAGAGCAATGGACCTGACCTACGCCGTTTGCGCCACCCTCGGCATCAAGCGCTCGGAGATCCACGAAGGCGTTAGGCTGGCGAACCTCGGCGATATGGATTTGGGCTTCCATCTCCTCTACGAGTTGGGCCAAGCGCTCTTCCCTGAAGGCTTCGATATCCAAACGATAGGCCGCAACGGCGACATCAGCGGCCACGAGCCTGATGGTGGCTACGCCTTCAACCGTGAATGGCTGTAATGAGCAGGGACACAGAACGAAGATTCATCCCCCCAATCGACCACGGGCTCCTCTCACCCTCTGGCAGGGGCTCCACCCCTGTAACGGGCAAGGTCCAGTCCCAAGCCTGGGCCACGAGTAGAGGAGGAGCGAGATGGATAGCCATTCTTTCGTCAAAGCCATAGTGCTGCTGACAGCAACCATGAGAGAAGGAGTTGAGGTGATAACAGCCTTTGTAAGTGCGTGGAGGCAAGCCTTCCCTCAACGGGCTATGTGGGGTTGTGGTCAACCGGAGGAGGAGTAGCCATGCACCATCCAGGCGATTGCCCCATCTGTGGCCTCCTCTGCCGACTCCGTAGGGACGGCACCGTGGGGCGGCACTACCCAGCAAGAGGGCGTTGGCGTATGACGGTAAGAGACTGGACCCCGTGCGTGGGCGAGGGCCGCATACCTGTGCAACATGACGGCAGCTCCACCGTCGCCAGGGCTAGTCACCTATTGCAGGGGGGGTAGATATGACACGCCCCAGAATAGCCATAGAGGACATTGTGACCCTCCGTGCTGGTGGCATCCGTAGCCTCCAAGAGGTGGGTGAAATCCTTGGCGTGACTCGCCAGCGTGTTCATCAACTATTGAAAAGGCATGGAATAACAGAGCCATATCATAAGCACCAGTTCCCACTCCTACAGAATGCCGAGTGGCTCCACGCGAATAAGCACCGAACGGCCCGGGAAATAGCCCGATTGTTGGGATGCTCTGTAACAACAGTATTGGATCATACCAGGGCTATAGGAATCACGCTCACTATCCGCTACCCCCGCGCCGTTTCTGAGGCGACTATCCATAGCATCAAAGATGACCCGAGGCCACTCCACGAGATCGGCAAGGCTTTAGGCGTCTCCGTCCAGGTCTTGTCCTTCTGGATGCGTCGAGTAGGAGTAGCAAGAGGGGGAGGCGGACCGGGCAGAATACGCCCAGCGGTCCGCCAAGCAGCCCAAGCAAGACGCGCAGCCCTCACCCATTGCTTCCATGGGCACGCCTACGCCGAATACGGATACTACCAAACACCCAAGGGCTACCGAACATGCAAGGCGTGTTCTAGGTTGGGCCACCAGCGCAATCACCCACCAAAGCCACGTATCCCAATGGTGTATTGCAAACGAGGTCATCTCCTGCAACCACCGAACATCAGAATTGAGTCTCGCAGGGACGGAAGAACACAACGCCGATGCTTGCTGTGCGTGAAGATTAAGAGATCAACACCGCAGCAGAGGAGGTAGAGATGGCACTATTACCAGCCGCAGAACGGTGCCAGAAGCAGGTATCCAGCGCAGGATATTGGCACTCCCGTCAATGTTATAGCCGATTCTCCTTGACCCGTGAAGGTGTTCGGTACTGCAAGGTCCACGATCCAGTGCGCGTCCAAGAGAAGCGCGACGCTCAATACGCCGAGTATGAAGCGAAATGGGCAAAAGAGCGCGAAGGTATGCGGCGTCGCCGCGCAGAATCAAAAGCCTGTGAAGGCATCAGCACCAAGGCGCTCGAAGAAGGCGTGGTCAAGGAAATGGTGAAGGCTGCCAAGTCAGCCCTGAGCGCCATTCGGCGCATGGAGCGAACCCTGGAAGAAGATGAACACCTTATATCAGTGGCTATGCACTTGGCCACTGTCCTTGCCAAGGCTGAGGAGGAGTAGCCGTGCAGATCAACACCGACGCCCCCATCCTCCACGACTGCCGGTGCGGGACGAGTAAAAGCAGCCGCCCCCACCACGAATTCTACAAGGGCTTCCTCATCCATCGCTGGAACGGTGGCCGCTGCCTGATCCCCCTGGAGATACCCACCAAAGAGGCGGGCAACTACATGATGAAGACGCCCATCCAACACTGGTCAGCTGAAGAAAAGGTGTCTTGCCTCTATTTCAAGGGGCCCGGCTCTGACCGTATCTACACAGCAATCGACCGCTTCTGGGCGGCCGTGCAGGCAGGGCTTGCACAACCCGCACCTGGATAGCATAAAGCCCCGGCGGGTCGATTCGCCGGGGCAGAGCAGCACCAAGGGGGTTAGCGATGGTGCCAGGATGTCCCTTGACACCCCCGCTTTGACTGCTATCATGCCCGTATGGACACACCTGGAGAACAGCACTGTGACTGGTGCGGACTACCGTTCAAGACCGACATCCATGCCGCCGGCACCCAGCGCTTCTGCCCTGGCGGAAAGTGCCAACGAGCCTCCGCCACAGAGCTCCGGAGACAAGAACGAGAGGTCCGCCGGGCCCTCGCTCACATGCTCCCACCGATCACGAAGCCAGCATAAGGCCCCGGCGCTGCGACATTACGCCGGGGCAGAGTAGCAGCACAGGAGGCGACAACAATGCTGCAACCACGACCCAGTATACACCCCAGGACGGTCCGCCATCTATGCGGCAATTGCGGGCACCCTGTCCCCATCGGTACGGAGATCCGATGCTACCACCCCAATCGCACGGTGACACTCTGTGAGCACTGCGTCGATTGCGACCGGGATTGTGCAGACGTGCATCGGCGGGTCCACCTGATTGAGTTGCAAGAGCAGGAGGTGTAGCGATGGGTATCTACTACAAGGGCACTCAGTTGGATGGCTTTGATTGGCATACAGGCCGCACGATCAACTACCGCACGGCGCTGGGCTCCAAGGCTATCCACCCCAGACCAAACCCTGCGGCTGACTTGTGCTCTGACGGCGTTCTCCACGCATCGCCAACCCCCGAAGGGGTGTTCATCGGCTCTCGTATCCCCTTGGCCCTCTTCCGCGTAGAGGGTACGCCCGTAGTCGAGGACACGGAGAAGGCGGGGTTTGTCGAGTTAACCGTCATCGAGGAACTGGACCCCGCCAAGACGTTTCGCTGGAACTACGCAGGGGCAGCAAGCCCAGTCAATCCACTACTCCTAACCCCTCCAGCCATAGACGGTGAGATCATGGCATTGGTACGGACATGGGCCAGCGTCGGGGCCAGCGTCGGGGCCAGCGTCTGGGCCAGCGTCTGGGACAGCGTCGGGGACAGCGTCAGGGCCAGCGTCGGGGCCAGCGTCGGGGCCAGCGTCTGGGTCAGCGTCGGGGACAGCGTCGGGGCCAGCGTCAGGGCCAGCGTCTGGGCCAGCGTCAGGGCCAGCGTCTGGGACAGCGTCAGGGACAGCGTCTGGGTCAGCGTCAGGGCCAGCGTCTGGGACAGCGTCGGGGCCAGCGTCGGGGCTTACATCGGATCGCTGTTCGTGGCTGTCGTGCCCGACTGGGATACCAACTACCCATACCAATCCGCCGTTGATCTGTGGCGGAAAGGACTCGTGCTGTCATATGACGGTCGCCTCTATCGCCTGCACGGCCACCGTGACGCTCGCATCCTGTGGGAAGGGACGGTGTAGCGATGGAATGGACAGAACTAACTAGCCAGCAACGGAGCGGGGCTCTCACGGGCCTCACCTACAGGATTACCAGGACAACCATCTCACTCAGTCCTGATGCCTGCAACTTTCTGGGGGAACGTGTGCGCATTGTGCAGGACGGCAACCGGATAGGATTCCTCCCCGCAGAGGAAGGTGTTGGCCAAAGGATACTTTGGACGGGGGGAACGGCTGCGGGCCAAATCGTAAACCGCCATCGCTCCCCTTTGCGTCATCTCCCCAGCGGTGGACCCCTTGCACTCCATCGGGAAGCCACAGAAGGCTACGGCGACGCCCTAGTCGGTGATCTGCCCCTGGAGGTGTAGCGATGCACCATCCAGGCGATTGCCCCATCTGTGGCCTCCTCTGCCGACTCCGTAGGGACGGCACCGTGGGGCGGCACTACCCAGCTACGGCGCGATGGCGCTATACACCCAACGGGGGTATGACCCACGACAGCGACCCGTGCAATGGAGAAGGGCAGAAGCCTACGCCTCACGTCGGCAGTTCAGCCGTCGCCAAGGCTAGCCATCTGTTACAGGAGACCCCATGACCACTGCCGAAGAGCACCGCGAAGCCATCACCACTCAGGCCCACCTCGTGCGAGTCGCACGAGAGAATCATCGTCACCTCAGCGCTAACATGTCACGAGCCGTGACTGCATTCGAGACGAAGCTCATCACCGAACGCCAAGAACTAGCTGACGCCAGTGATGCCGTGCTTACCACAGAGGCCCAGCTACGCGCCCTCACCCTCGCAGCCTTCGCCGATGACCCCACCAACAAGGCTCCAGGCCCCGGCGTCGGCATCCGCGTGGCAACCAACCTGGAGTACGATCCGGGAACAGCCTATGACTATGCCTTGTCACACAGCCTGTTTCTGACGCTGGATAGGCGAGCGTTTGACCGACACGCAAGTGCAGAGACCCCCTCCTTCGTAACCAAGACAGAGATACCCCAAGCCACCATCACGGCCAAACTGAGTGAGGCGCTCGGCCTGCCGGCGGAGGGTGGGCCGTTTTGATGAGATTTGACTGTCTCTATTGTGATTGGAACACCCGCCAGCTCAAAAAGGCATTCGCGCACTGGATCAATCACATAGCCGCTGGAGGAAAGCATGAACGATCTGCTACAGAAGCCACGGCCACCCACCAGGGAGCCCTACCTCCCCAGCGATGATCCCGTATGCCGACTGGACGGGGAGCCTCTGTCGGCCCATGAGCGCTGTGAATACTCAGTCCTGGTAGGCCCCCAGCACGAGACCAGGACGGCTCCCTGCCTTACCTGCGCCTACTACACAGCCACAGGAGGAGAATAGACATGGCAACCACCGAACGCTCGTTTGCAGCCAGAGAACAGAGGGAACTCGCCACCACTGAGGAAGCTAGGGGGCGACTCGCTGACATACGGCAGTTCGTGCGCACGGAACTAATCGAAGGCCAGGACTACGGGACCATCCCCGGCACTCAGAAGCCGAGCCTCTGGCAGCCTGGGGCGGAGAAGCTCACCGAGAAGCTGATGTTGGCCCCTACCTTTGACTCCGTTAGCTGGGTGGTGGAAGACCATGAGCGCGGTGCTTACATGGTGGACGTGCTGTGCCGCCTCATCTACTACCCCACGGGCCAGATTGTGGCGGAGTGCTTCGGCAGTGCTGCCAGAGACGCCACGGACGATAAGCCCAACCCTTCCTTCCGAGAGAAGGGGCTAGCACGGAACACCACCATCAAGATGGCTCAGAAGTCAGCCCTGGTGGGAGCGGTTCTGAAAGCGGCACGGCTGGCCGTGGAGTTCACACAGGACGTTGAGGACATGACCATGCCTCCTCAAAAGCAAGAGGGCGGGCCTTCTGCAATATGCCCAGAGTGTGGCGGTCCTCTCCGAACGGGTATCTCCCCAAAGAACAACAAGCGCTGGTGGCGCTGCGATGCCTGCGACAAGTTTGTCAATGAGCCCCAGCAGCGCGAACTCGGCGATGACCAGCCAGTCCCGAAGCCAGAGCATACCGCCCTACAACTGAGCGTCCAGAAGATCAGGAACAACTCCCTGATGCTATGGCCCTACAACCCCGAAGAACGCAAGGCAGAGGCGGACGCTTGGATTCAGAAATACCTCGGCCACTCCTTCGAGGAGCTGGACGAGACTGAGATGGCTATAGCAGCAGACGAACTGGAGCGGTTGGTGGCGGCGAACCTGGAGCCCAACGATGGGAAGTGAGTCCATTCTGCTAGACCTGATCGAGGACGTGAAGCAGGCTATCACGGATGAAGGCACGCTCCGAACACACCTCGTGGAGATAGTAGCCAACCTGGAGGCTGTGCCAGACCGCCTAACCGGCCTGACCCAGGGCCAGGACACCCTCCCCGACCACGAGCGCAGGCTGGACGCGGCGATAGCAGCGATAGCCAGAGTGTCATTGCTTACTATGAGCAACCGCGAAATAGCGGTGATAGTCGCCCGCGCCTACGTGGGGTTCCGGCCTTGACCCTCGCCGAGTGGAAGGCCCGCGTATCCGTTGCCTCTGGTGGCCTCTGCGCCGCTTGTCGCAACAAGCCAATCTCGGAGTTCGATCATATAATTGCGCGCTCGCTGGCCCCCGAGCTGATAGACGAGCCTTCGAATCAACTCCCCGTGTGCCGCGAGTGCCACGAGCGAAAGGAGCGGGGCGAGCTCACCTGGGGCCGGGACGGAGGCATCCTGTGGATCGAGGGCGAGGGGGTCAGTGTGCGGAGGCACTGGCCCCCCACCGATGTTGCCATTGGCCTCTTATCCCACGTCAACTACTCGACCAATGCCATCCAGCACCACGCCGAGGAGCTTGGCTTTCTGGATGACCAGGAACTACTCGATTACGTAGCGGCTCTCAGGGAGCATGAGGGGGTCACCTACCACCTCCAGTGCCTCGCCCTAGCCGAGGGAAGCCGCCGCAACCTCTATGGGGACAAGATGATGTTCTACCGCGCCGCCGCCGAGGAAACCCGCCTCAGCGTCCGTAGCGTCCAGGACCGGACTAAGGTGGGCGCCGCCTTCGGTGAGCGGCTCATGGATGAGGAGGTGCAGAACCTACCGGAGGGCCACCTGGTCGCCCTGGCACGGGCCGAGAAGCCCCTGGAGGCCCTGGACCTAGCTCTGGCGCAGAAGGCCGAGAAAGGCACCTACACCCTCCAGGAGATGAGCGATGATCTGCACTTGAAACACCGGGAATTCTGCCACTTCTGGAGCAGCGAAGAGGGTACCAACGGCACATGTTTGGTGGAAAGAATGGCGAATCTTGCCAAAGTTGACGCCGCCCCCGATTCGGGGGTAGAATCACCGTGAAATGAAGCTGCCCCAGGCTGGCGAGGCCCGGGGACAGCGGCCAGCGGGAAGACGCTGACGGTGGAGTCAGTATACCAAACCTCCCCGCTAGGCGCAAAGGGAGGTTATCTTTTGCCCGAACAAAACACTATGACTCGCAATGAGCAACTAATCGCCCTCCATGCCGAAGGCTATACCCTGGCAGAGGTTGGGCGGGAACTGGGCATCACAAGGGAGAGGGTGCGCCAGATTCTCAACACAAAGGGCACCTTCAACCGTAACGGAAACGTGGTGAAGTATCCGATGCTACGCGACCACGGATGGCTCTCGGAACACGCTGATTGGGCCATCAAAGATCTGGTAAAGATGACAGGAGCCAGCCAGACAACCATCAACCTCGCATTCCACACACTCAGCATCCCCCGAAACGCCCCACCCCCGACCAGCCCCCCTAGGAGGACTCACTGCCCCCGCGGGCATCTCATAGTGGGGCATAACGTTTACGGCTACCAGTGCCGGATATGCTTCAACGAGACTCGGCGGCTAACCCGCACACCCAAAGGGGCAAGACGCGGAAGAAGACTAGAAGATAGCGACTACTACAGAGACCGCCCAGACCTCAAGATCGCTAACATCTGGAAGGAGAACGGGACAATGGAACTCACCAAGGGGAGACATTGGATCATCAGCGCGAGTTATCTGCAATGGCTGCAAGATAACGGCCACGCCGATATGCTAGGTCAGTTCGCGGCGCTTCTGCAAAAACGAGATGTCTATCTAGCGAAGAGGCGTGGACTCACCCGCTATCACATGATGGACGATACTGCTCTCCTAAGACATCGTGAGAAGCTAGAAACTCAACTCCAGAATATATCGCATGTTGCAGTAGAGCGAGGCATTCAGTGAGCATCCTAGCCCGCCGCATCGAAGACGCCGAGCAAGCCACCGCTGAACTGGCCCGGGACGTGAGCGCCCTTGAACTCGTGGACCTGCGCGCCCAGGTCGCCACACTCCAGGAGGAGAAGTGGGGGCTGTGGTCGGCGATGGACGCAATGGTAATTGTCTTGCTGGATGGTGAACCCTGTTACCGGACCAGAAACAGCGTGCCGATGGAGATGCCACCACGGGCGAGGCGGCTAGTCACCGCCGCTCTCCGTAAGGTCGGAGCGGTATGATGGCACGCAAGGATAAAGAGGCGCAGGCTGCCTACATGAGGGAGTATCGCGCAGCTCACAAAGCAGAACTGGCTGCCTACCAACAGGCCTATGATGCTGCGCACAAGGAGGAACGTACTGCATGGGAAGCAGAGCACAGGGCAAGGATGGCCAGCTACCGCGCAACTCACAAAGAGGAGATAGCTGCGTGGGCGCGAATCTACTATGCAACCCACAAAGAAGAGAGGGCCATCTATAACCTTACTTACAACGCAGCCCACAAAGAGGACAGGGCCACCTATGGCCGCGCTTACCGTGAGGCCCACAGAGAATGATAGCTGTCCAGAAGCATGACTATCACCGCACTGAGAAGGGCAAAGCGGTAATAGCGGTCCAGGGCGCGAAGCGTAGGGCCTTGATGCGCACACCTGAGGTCGGTCTGTCTGCTGCCGGGTGGCTGGACATCCTAAGCCGTGCCAAGGGTCGCTGTTTCTACTGCAAGGCTAAGGCGAAGCTCACCCTCGACCACGTTGTTCCGCTGAGCAGGGGCGGCCAGCACGTCAAAGAGAATGTCGTGGCGGCTTGCTTAAGTTGTAACTCCAAGAAGGGCAACAGATTATGGCTCCTAATATGAGGAGAAACATGAGCATCTTTCGTAGTTATAAGGTCGGAGCGCTGGAGGAGCCAGATGGGCGTTTATAGTTGCCGAGGTTGTGGGGGCATAATTTACAGCGATGAGCGGCGTATCCAGCACGCGCCGCGCCAGAACTATCACCTCGTGTGCCACAAGAGAATGCTGGCTAGGAAACAGGCGCGGGCGCAAGCGAGTAAATGCCCAGGCCATCTGCGTCACTGGTTCACAGCGTCAGTCGGCGATCGGCTATCGCACTGTTCCCGATGCGGTGCGCCTAACCCCTCCATGAGGGTCGGAGCGCTGGAGCCATGAGCCAACCTGAACCAACTGGACTCTGTGAGAACTGCGGGCTGCGTGACGCTACGGGTTGGTGGGTTGGCGACGGTGGCGTCCTGGCTTTTGTTCATGGCCACAAAAAGGCGTGGTGCGAGCAGTGTGTAGTACGGGCTCAGATACAGCACGCCGAGGAGATGGCAGCGAACCTTCCAAGTCTACGAGAAACATTAGACACCCTGGAAAGGAGGGAGTCATGATGGACATCACGGAGCGGCGCATTCGAGTGAGCCGAGACAAAGAACCTCAGATCGGCGTCTATCATAACTGGTGCCGTGAGTGCACTCAATGGTCTATATGGGCGGTTACATTCTATGGCTCCCCACCAGGACCACGGATAAGATCAGTTTACCACTACTATTGTGACCTCCATCTCCCTGCCAAATATCGGAGGTTGTTGGAGGAACTGGAGCCATGAGTTGGGGAGCGCTAGACGCAGTAGAGAACATGGTCGAGGTGAAGGGTATAGAACGCTTCGTGCTCTACATCCTCGCTTACCGCCAGAACAGCGAAACGCTCCGCTGTGATCCCTCGCTTTCTAGACTCCAGCGGGATACAGGGCTCACCCGACCAACCCTGAGTAAACACCTGTGGGCTCTGCATACAAAGGGGCTCATCCGCATTGAAAGCCGCTACGACGACAGAGGCCAACTCAGTAACTTCTACCACCTCCTTTTTGCAACCCCCCTAGTAAAGGAGATTACCTACCCCCCCCTAGGAGCTTTACCCAAACAGGAAGAGAACAGAGAAGACATTAAGAACCCCCCTACTCTTAAAAAGAGTAGACCCCCATCGGCTACTGCTCCACCAGAATTGGAAGAGTTTGACTCAACGCTCAGGGAAGGACTCGGAGACGCCTACCATCCAACGGGGGGTTTTTACGCAACGGTGCTGAGAAAGTATGGCGGGCTTGATCTCGTTGAAGAGGCGGTGAAGATGGTTGGATACTATGCTGCCAACCCAGGCAAAAATAAGGGGGCCACGTCATACGTGCTGAACTGGCTTGGAGGTGTGAGGAGTGGCACAGCGCAGAGACAAGGGATTGGAACGACTCGGAAGCGTGATGGAAGAGACCCGTGGGCAGACGGTACCGATGGCTACCGAGACGACGGAGCCATCCCCACTCTGCCTGAAGTGCAACGGCGCGGGCTGGACCTCGACGCCAGTGGCCCGCGGGCAGAGATCCGGGAGTAAGGCTGTGCCCTGTGAGTGCCAGGACGTGCGCCTACGGGCTGAGCGCCATGCCTCAGACCTCTACTGGGACATCGTGCGACTCCCCCTGCGAGGTGACTTCCTACGGTGGACCTTTGAGGCCTGGGAGCATGTCCCGAAGCTGGAGGGCGCTTTCACCGTAGCAATGGCGATGGCAGACGGGAAGCCTTGGCCCTCCGTCCTCCTGTTCGCCGGACCATCTGGCACGGGCAAGACCCACCTGGGCGTAGCGGCTGTGCGTAGGGCTCAGCAGAGAGGTGTGCCGGCGCGGTATGTCTACGTTGCCAGCTATCTCACCGAGCTCCGGGGCTTCATGTTCGGTGAGGGGGATGCCGACTCTCAGAAGATGACGGCTGAGAAGTGGGAAGCTATCCATATCGATCTGCCGCTCCTGGTGCTGGATGACTACGGCGTGAGCAAAGACACAGACTGGACCGACGAGAGGTTGGACCGGCTTATTGCTGAGCGCGACGCCAATGGCGACCCTACGATTCTCACGACGAATCTTGACATCGACCAACTCCCTACGAGGATACGGGATCGGGTCACAGGCACCAAGGCGCTCAACTTCCGCTTCGCGGTGCCCAGCTACCGCCAGCGTAAGGGAGCCTGATGGACGCCTCTGTGGAAAATGGACACTGCGCCGTGTGTGGGAAGCGCTTCGGTGAGCGCGAATGGGCCGCTGCGTGCTATGTGTGCAAACCCGCCCGGCAGATGTGCCAGCGCTGTTTCCGGTTGCACGGGAGACTCGACCGGGATGAACATGAGGGCTACGAGCCGAATGAGCACCCTGAGCCAGCGCTGGACGTGATGAAGAGAATGCGCGGAGATCCAATGCTTCCAAGGGTTATTGCAAGAGAGCCTGACATGACCACCATCGCACGAAAGGGCAAGGTGCCCGGTTTCGATGTGCCTGACCCAGACTGGGCCGCGCTCTTCCCCGACACGGGCTGCGAGTTGGCCCCACACTGCTTGACGTGCGATCTCCCACGCTGCCGCTGGGACACGCTGATCAGGAGCCCGTCTCCGGCTCGCATAGCCCGCAATGCCGACATCGTGACCCGGGTCCAGCATGGCGAGGAGATCAAGGACGTAGCGGAAGCCGTGAGCCTCAGCCCGCGCCGTGTCTGGGGCATCATTCAGAATGGGAGGTGAGAGGTGAACTTGGTACTGAGGACTGTGGAAGAGGAGCGGAAAGCTATTATTGAGAAGATCGAATTCACGGATACTCCGCCCCGTGGAATCATGGTACCAGTCGGGATAGTCTACGACCTCCAGGACGCCCTCACCGAGATGGAGCGGCTACAGGGCCTGGTAGACCGGGAGGCTGCCACCCGTGTAGCGCTCACAGACTGCAACGAGGCGCACGCACGGCTCACGTCGGCCAATCGCAGGCTACATGCTGAGGCGGAGCGGCTGGAGCAGCATGTGGTTGACCTTATTGGGCTCAATACTGCTGAGCACGCCAAGGTTCATAAGGCAGAGCAGCGCTACCAACGCCTGCTGGAGCTGGCGGAGCCTCTCCTTCCTACAGTGGATAATTCCTGATGCTATGGAGGAGCACGATGGCCCGTCATAGCCACCGCTGGAAGAACGGCTACCCCCGCCACTGCCGATGTGGGGCACAGATAACCCTCGATGAGCGTCTTGTCCTATTGCCAGAGCATGTCGAAGAACTCCGCACCGTGTGGCTCCGCCCTGGACCGATGCCGGACTGGGCGCAGGAGAGGCTACGGCAGGAGAGAGTGAATGCCTGACCCCCTTGTCATTACCATTCCCGGGATGCCGCCCAGTGCAAACCATGCCTTTGTGACGCGCTCCAACGGTATGCGGGTACTCACGAGGGAGGCCGAGGAGTATCAAGGGTGGGTAGAGAACGCAGCACTGGCGGCCTATGCAAACGGCAATCTCACCCTACACAAGGGCCAATGGCTCCGGCTCACCTTCAAGGCGTATTTCCCTGACAAGCGGAAGCGCGACCTGGATAATATGAAAAAGGTGATCGGAGATGGAATTGCCAGGGGGCTTTTCATCGACGACCGTTGGTTCCTGTGGACAGACGATGTACCAGAAGTGGACAAGGCCGACCCCCGTATCGTCGTGACGGTAGAGGAGGAGGCGCTGTGAAAATAATATCCTTCAGCTATACAGTTGAAGCGCTCCTGGCTGGAGCCAAGACCGTCACGCGCCGGGACTGGAGCGAGCGCTATGCCCGCAGCTTCAATGCGGGCGAGGTGGTGCAAGCCTGGGATAAGTTGCCCCGCGCCGGTGGCAAGAGGGTGGGGGCCATTCGCCTGACGCACGCTCCCTTCCAAGAGAACGTGCGGGCTGCTCCTCGCTGGGCGTTCGCCGACGAGGGCCTCGCGTGGATGGCTGTCCATGACCTGCGATTGCAGGGCCTCACGCCTGAGGCGTTCTGGCTGCGTTGGCGGGAGGAGAACCCGCTCCTCTGGGTGGTGCGCTTCGAGCTCATAGAGAGAACCGTGACGATAGAAGAGGCGTGACGATAGAGGAGGCGTGAGCGATGGCAATCTACATCTGCCGCACGTGCGGTATCTACCTGCTAGCGGGTTGTGGCTGTGCCCACGCGCATGGCTGGGAGAACGATGGACACGAGGTTGCGAAACTCCCCAACGCCGGCGGCAACTTCTGCGACTGTGCCTGTGGCTGCGGAGAGGAGCCCCACGATGGCTCCCACTGAGTCGCCCTCCTGCGCCTGCCCCCACCGGAACGGGGCCTGTGGTCAGACTGCTAGGCATCAATGTGTACTCCGTGAGAGATCCTTGTGCGCACGGTGTAGCGCTGACCCCAGTGACCTGCGCCAAGGAATGTGTGAGATCTGCGCACGAGAGGCCAAGCTGGTGGAGAAGCACAAGCCGAGGGAGCGCGTGACTGATGGATAGCCATGCCGCGTGAGAGCGGTCGTAGGGGCAAGGTGAAAGGCGAGATCATGGCCGCCGTTCTTGGTGCCATGGCGGGCTTTGAACATGACCATGAGATCAAAGTGGGTCATCTGAAGACATCACTCGCCAAGAGAATTGCTGGTGAATTACTTGATCTCTTTGATAGATTCGACCGTGACCCGAACTACGGTCGGGGTTACGTTGGGAGTGTTGGAGGGCATTCGTTTTCTAAGAATAGCCAGCGGTACAAAGACCGGAAGATCGCCAAAGTAGTGAGGGCCATACGCAAATCGGGCGGCTAGATAGGAGGAGCGAGATGGAAATTTGGATGCGGGACATCTCAACTTGCGACCACTGGAGAAAGGACCAGCGGTGTAGTCGTTGCGGCTCAGAGACCACGGGACGCCAGCTATGCCCTAGAGGTCCGGTCACTTTGCGTATGCAAGGAGTGGACTGCCCCTACTGTGAGGACGGCACGGAACACTCCCATTTCCAGGGATTGGCGATACGTGATGATTTGGCAGAGGGTGACTGGGTGGAGGCGGGCTACAAGCAGGGCGTCCCGGGTATCCCATTCGCGTGATGTGGCACACGCTGGTGGCCTCCTTCTACCTTGGGATCGTGCACGACACCGACCTGATACGCGCCCTTCGAGCGAACCCTTGACAAGGGGGTGTACACTTAGGGAGCGGAGACGCGAAGCAGTTCGCGCCTGGCGTAGCCAGCGCTTAGCGCAGCGTCTACGATCCCTAAAGGACGTAGCGATGCTTGGGCCAGAAGACGGTTTATTGTAGCCCATCGGCGGCGTGATAACCCCCTATACGGGGGCTGCCGCTGATCATTGGAACCCCAGGGGGTGCATCTCGGTGCACCCCCTGAATTGTTTCTAGGAGGTGTAGCCATGGGCACGACCAGCACTCCAGCCACCTCCTTGGCTAGAGTTTCGCAACTAGCTACTTGTGCCGTGAGTGTGCTCATTGGTCTACATGGGTGGTTACATTCTATTATTCAGAAAGGAGGTGATGCCAATGCCTACGGAGATTAGTTGGACAGACGTGCTGGGACTCCCTGACTACCAGGTCTCCAGTGGCGGCCATATCCGGCGATCTACATCAGGTAAGTCCACACGGGTAGGTAGAATCCTCAAGGCCCAGATCGCGAAGGATGGCTACCTGTACTTGATGGTTCGGCGTCACAAGATATGGATTCACAGGGCTGTTCTGGAGGCGTTCGTCGGACCGTGCCCAGAGGGGCAAGAGACTCGTCACCTGAATGGCGATCCCACAGATAACTGCGTAGCGAATCTTGCTTGGGGTAATCGGTTTGAACAACGGGAAGATGCCAGGCGGCACGGCACATTACCAATAGGTGAGAGGTCTTGGTCAGCAAAGCTAACAGAGAAGCAGGTCAGGGAGATCCGCCGACTCTACGGCTCGCTCTCGCTCAGAACGCTTGGGCAGCAATTCGGCGTCTCACATACTGCAATACGACGCGCTGCACTTGGCTTGAAATGGAGGCACCTCAATGGGTGATCGCACGGGGATTTCCTGGGCCGATGCAACTTGGTCACCAATAGTCGGGTGTAGCAAGATCTCGCCGGGCTGTGCCTATTGCTATGCAGAGCGCCTGAGCACCCGCTTCAAGTGGACGACGCTGCCCTGGATCCCGAAGTACGAGGCCGAGAACGTGGTGTTGCACCCGGAGCGCTTGGAGCAACCCCTTCGCTGGAAGAAGCCACGGCGCATCTTCGTCAACTCCATGAGCGACCTGTTCCACGAGCTGGTGCCAGATGGGTTTATCGAGCAAGTGTTTGTCGTCATGGCCCTGGCTCCGCAACACACCTTCCAAGTACTGACGAAGCGCCCGGAGCGGATGCAAGCCTTCTGCGCTGCGCATCCCTGGTTTGGCAAGCAGGTCCGCATAGGACGAGGTGAGCGCCTACTTGCTGAGGGAACAATCAGCCACTCTGTTCTCCCCAACGTTTGGCTCGGCGTCAGCGTGGAGAACCAATACTGGGCCGGTCACCGCATCCCGCTCCTGCTCGATACGCCGGCCGCCGTGCGCTTCATCTCGGCGGAGCCTTTATTGTCCGCCTTGGACTTGAGACCGTACCTAGACGATCTCCAAGATAGCCAGAGGGCAACGCTGGATCTCGTAATCGTCGGTGGCGAGAGCGGCGGGCCGGAGAAACGACGACTGGTGCAATGGGCCTGTCCTGGAAACCTTTGGCCAGACGGCTACGCCTGGTATCCGAAGCCACGAGCCCTCGAATGGGTCCGTTCTCTTGTGGTACAATGTGAGAGTGCAGACATCCCGCTGCATTTCAAAGGATGGGGCGGTCCAACATCGCGATCGGGAGGACATCTGATTGATGGGCGTGAATATCGCAGCTTTCCAAAGCCGTAGTTTGGCTGAACGCTTCTGGCGACGGGTTGACTATTCGGGGGGATTAGAGGCTTGTTGGCCCTGGAAGGGTGCACAGGATAAACATGGCTATGGATGGATCACGATCGGCAGCATGTTAGACGGTTCCCGGCATACTGAACGCTGTCCTCGTGTGGCGTATATCCTGACTCATTCAACTTATAGCGTAGAACCCAGCAGAAGGGAAGGGTCAATGCGTGCAACACCTACCCCGTCAGGGAATGGAATGTTATGAGCCTCCGCATAGGCCCGCGAGGCCAGGCACTCCCAATGGAGATGTGCCCCACTCACAAGGCCAGTCGCGCCGCTCCGCCCTATCTCCTGCCCCTCCTCTATCAGCTTGCCATACTCTACCGAGTACCAGCTAAGGTGGGCGTAGCCTGTCTCTAGACCGTTCCCGTGGTCGAGTCGAACGTAGTTGCCCAGATACTTGTGGTTCTCCAGCAGCATCGTCACCTTGCCAGGAGCAGCGGCCAGCACGGGCGTACCAGACCAGAGCGCCCAGTCCAGGCCGTAGTGGAAGTGCTCCTGATTCCCGATGTAGGTGGGGTCGTAACCCCACGGCTGGCTCATTGACCAGCGGCCGTTAAAGGGAAGTCGGAGCTCTAACGGGTAGAGGAGACCCCTTACGCTTGAAGAGCGCCGCTCCTCAAGCAACCCTATTTGTGTACTAATGCTGTCCTGATCACCAAGGATGGCCTGGTAGTCTTCCTCGCCGATAGAACGGTTAGCATCAATTGCGAGCAGGTGTTTGTAGTACTCCCATTCCTCGGGGGACCGCCCGTTGTGATTGCGCCGGTATTCACCGAGCCAGTCTTGCATACTCCCCTCTCGATCTGGTACCATAAGGATAATGCCGCACCACTGGTCGAATCCTCGCAACAAGCCTAGCCATCCCGCAGAAGAAAGGTTCTGGCCTAAGGTCGGTTTCACTGAGGCTTGTTGGTTGTGGCTTGGCGCTGTGGACAGAGATGGCTACGGCCAATTCGGTCTCACCACAGCTCCTGTAACAATGATCACCGCCCACCGGTACGCCTATATCACTTGGTATGGAACTATCCCCGATGGCCTCCAGATCGACCACCTTTGCCAGATCAAGAACTGTGTGAACCCAACGCATATGGAGCTGGTGACTTCTGGCGAAAATACCCGGAGGAGAGCTAGGCTGAAGACTCACTGCAAGCATGGCCATCGGTATACCGCCGAGAATGTCTATGTCAATCCCACCACTGGGCGGCGACAGTGCCGTGTCTGCCAGAAGGCTAGGAACTATCGGCGAAGTTAGCAAGGAGATCCACGATCAGGTTGAACTCGTGGAGGACTGGAGTCCCTGCTTCCTGGAGGAGTTCCACACTGGCTGGAATTTGGCCTACCGCCGCCGCGTGCATAGCCGCCGCCTCGAGCATCTCGGCGTCCTTACCGCCGGTCTCCTGAGTCCATGCTCTACCTGCCGGGGTCAGAAGCCACGCCTTTGCATCAGTTCGCCAGCTCATCGTTGCCTCCGGGGGGATAGGGTCGGCCACCACTTCTGATAGCGGCTCCTGCGCCGCCAGCCAAGCCGTCCATGCTCGCGCCATCTCCGTGCCCACATGGGTATACTCGCCGTGGTCAATGCCCGCCGAGTGATGGAGGAAGACGTTGGTAGCCTCGATGCGGTCCCCCCACTCAGCCAGGATGCGCGTCAGAAACAGCACCGCGTCCGCAGCATAGGCGGGCTGCTGGCCTGGCTCCGAGTTGTCGGGGCTGTTGAACTCGGTGATAACGATGGGCATGTCGGTAGGGATGTGGTGGATGAGCCCACCAGGGTCCCGGGGCGGCTCGTCCCATAGTTCGGTCTTATCCTTGTAGCCAGGGGGCCGGGCGAACCGGAAGGCGTGGTAGTAGCTTGCGATGGGCTTGATACCGTAGCCGAATTTCTGCCAATAAGTATGAATTCCGCATTTTATGATGCCCTTGCCGGGGCGTTGATAGTTCAGCACCACGCCATAGATATCAGGCTGAAGGGCATAGAAGCCCCGCCCTCGCTCCTGGTAGATGTTGCCGTCACCGCCGATGTATTGCCGCACATAGGCAGGGTTGACCGCTGGCCCGTCCTCCTGGTGCCCGTAGGACTCGTTCCAGGCCACGTAGTCCACGTCCGGCAGCACCTCGTCGAAGCCCTTGATGATTTCCAGTTCGTAGGCGGCAATGCGCCGCCAGCCCTCCTCGGACTCCCAGTAGCCCTGGTTAGGCCAGAAGTCGGGCTCGCTGTCATCGTGCCCGCCGTGCTCGTTCCACAGCGTCAGCTCGTTCTTGCCGATGACGCCGCCTATCTTCTCGGCGGGCCAGCCGGGGACGTTCTCCCAGGGCATCCCATGCACGAAATCCAGGTAGCGCTCGGCGATCATGCGGCCCCAGACACGCCCATCGGGGTACGTCTCCATGATGGAGCCGTGGTAGGGCCGCAGGTACACCATCGGCAGCTCCTCAGCCGGCGTCCCCGCGTAGTAGCGCAGCACCTGCGCAGCCTCACCCAGGCCCCCAGCCGCCGTGAGCACCACCAGGGACTCGGCGCCGGTCTCCTTCAACCCCTCAGTGGCGGCGGGGCCGCTACCTTGAGTGCCCCAGCCTGCTCTCTGTGTGCGCGTCATCGCTCCTCCAATCGGTTCAAGTCGCCGTGGATCTCCCAGGCTTCGGCCGACTCTTCTTTCATGCGTTCCATGACTTCGTGGAGCCTATCAAGCATGATGCGACCGGTGAGGTAGAGGTCCAGGGCACGATCAGCAAAAGCGGGCCATCTAGCCTGGTCCTGCTCAATCTGCTCAGCCGTCACCATCATCCTACCTCTTGGCCAACGCCTCCCATATGCGGCGGTAGCGGCATAGACTCTCTTTGAGGAGGGCCTCGTGGACCGCCGAATCAAGAACTCCCCACCCTAGCTTCTTGAGGTCGGCCCAGTTAGCGTTGTCCGTGCTTTCGTTCATCATCGCTGTAACTGCTCTAACCGCCACCTTTGTTCATAGTAGCGATCCTGAATGGCCCTTGTAGGATACGCCTTCGGCCTGAAGTGTGCCCGCATGGCCCTTCGCGCCTCCTCGCTACGGTTGGCAGTCTCATGCGGCGTGGTTCGGAGGTAGCGCAAGGACTCCTCGTGGCGTCGGCGCGTGGCCCTGCCGCGTGGAGTCAGTGCTAGAATGAGCACCCTGAGCCAATGGATGGGATTCATCTCACGCCTCCAGTCCATGCAGTTCTGCGGCTACTTCCCATATCTCTGTCGCCTCTTCCTTGCGTCACCATCGCTACACTGATACGACCAGGGTGCGGAGATACTCCAGCCTAGTGCTCAGGTGGTCTACCAGTTTGTCGGCATTGAGTTCCAGGTGTTCATAGGTAGACAGGAGGACTTGGCTAAGACCATCCAACGCGGCAGGGAGTGTGCCGCCAACCCCGAAGATACCATACCGCTCCAGCGAGACGAGCCACCGCTGACCATCGAAGGATGCGGTAAGTCGAAGGGTTTTCTTCTCGTTCACCATTGCTCTATCACTCCTGCCCTGTTCACCTCTTCTACCGTGGGAGGAGGATAGACCTTTTCCTGCCCACAATAGGCACATACCCCCACTACCGGCATTATACCAGAGGGCGTCAACAGCATCCTATGCGCACCCGTCGGGGACTCTGGGCAGTGCCAGGACTCACTACCCACGTAGGAGTCAAAGCGGGGGTTGATGACGCGCTTCCCAGGGGTGAGTGCGCCCAGGGAGTGCTTCCAATCAGTCATCCTCAAACTCCATCTCTGTATCCATCTCGTACTCGGCTAGCTGGGCGATGATGGAGGACTCGGAGGCCCCCTCTTCTACCATGACCAGGAGGTGGGCGACGACGGGGCGCAGAACCTCGGTCTGGTGCAGGAACTCGCCAAACCTGCCCGGGGGGACGATGGGCTCAATGAGGGAGCGCATGTGTTCTCGCTCCTCTATATACCCCTCAAAGGCGTGAAGCGCAACCTGAAAGATGGGAATCATCCGACCATCCTGGATGAGGGCGACGAAGGCTACCCACTCGTCCTCTTCGTTCTTCCCGACGCCCCATCCTAGTTGGGCCATGACTACGCCGGGGGTGCCCCGCTCTTGCCGAAGTAGTAGCCAATGCTGCCCATCGCCAAGCCCACCAAAGCCGTCAGAGCGGCTTCTGAGGCGCTGGCCGTCGCCAGGTAGACCAATGCCCCTACCGTAGGGCCGATGACGATGAAGGCCAGCACCGCCCGCACAGAGCCGGTCGGCCAACCGAACGCGCCTCGCTCCATCATGACCTCCCGTTGACTTTCAGGATAGAAGTGCGATAATTACTAATATGGAACGCGAACGTATCAGTGGAAGGTATGCGCCAGGTTCGACGCTGCCTCTGCTTCCACGTTTTTGGGCGAAGGTGCGGATCACAGATTCCTGCTGGATCTGGATAGGCACTCATAATTCGTATGGCTACGGAATCTTCTGGCATCAGGGCAGGTATGTTCCCGCTCATCGTTTTTCCTATGAGTTGCACCGGGAAAACATCCCCGTGGGTTTGACTATTGATCACCTCTGTCGCGTGCGCCACTGCGTCAATCCGAGTCATCTTGAAGTGGTTTCTATGCGAGTGAATATTCTCCGAGGTGAAGCTCCTCCTGCTCGGAACAGACGGAAGCGGCACTGCCTCAGAGGCCATCCTTTCAACACAGCCAATACCTACTATACAAGGGGTGGTGATAGACACTGCCGTATTTGCGCACGTGATCGACAACGAAAGCGGACAGGGTATAAAGGGCCACGTACTCATTGTCGTCAAGGCCATCCGTTTGATGAGGCTAACACTTACCTTCAGCCAGATGGAAGTCGGGCTTGCCGCATTTGCAAGCGAGAAGCTCTGAAACGTTGGCGAGCAAGGATGCATCATAGCTAAGATGGGTGATGATTCTGCCTCCGTAGCAGTGTCGCTACTTCGCTTAGAACTAGGTGCATCTGACGGCTTACCTCAGTGTGGTCATGGAGCTCACGGCGGAGGTCGCCGATCACAGCCTTCACCACCCAGCTTAGCAGACCAGCCAGCACCAGGGCTAGGCCAAAGCCGCCGTACTGGATCACCGGCAGAAGCTCTATCACGCCTTGGCCCGGCTACGCCTCGGCCTCTTCAGGTCTGGGGGCTTTCCCACTGGCACTTCTGGGGGTGTCTCCTTGGCCTTCTCCATCGTCTCCGCTTGGTGCTGTAGCTTCTCCACCATAGGGAGTAGTTCAGCCTTCGCCGCCTCCGCGCCCACTTGTTGACGGGCCATCCGCCCCCTGAACTCCAGGGCGACGGCTATCTCTCCGATGGTCAGGTCGCCCATGACCTGAAGCTCCGCGTTGAGATTGGCTCCCTGCGCTTTGACGTTCAGAGTGATGACGCCGTGACGCTCTGGTGGAGTGTCGGGGGGTAAGGCTCGGCCTTCTCGCTTCGGGGTCATCACCACACCTCCTATCCCAGGATCGTGTTGTCCAACCGCTGCTTGATGAGGTCCTGGATGGCCTGTACCTCGTCCTTGCGAGGCTGAGGTGCCACGAGCCATAGATCCTCGGTCTCCCGTGCCTGGTGCCCAGGACGGTTGCCCTCATCATCCGGAGCCGCGCTCAGGTTTTCGTAGCGGACGTTGTATTCCACCAGGTAGCCGATGACCTGGTTGTCAGTGTTGATCTGCGGTTCCACCTTCTCTATCCTGTAGGAGACCGCCGTGAGTACCTTGGCCATACCCTCTTCCTATGCCGCCTGCAGCGCGGCTACCTCTGCCTCTAGTTCTTCAATGCGACCAATAAGCTGCTGAATGCCTTTGATTTGTAGACCAGCAAGATGTTCATACTCTACCTTCCAGGGGAGATGATTGCAACCCGGTAGGCCGGTGGAGCAGTATGGGCAGTCGCGCCCGCCGCCCTGGTCATTGACGATCCAAGGAGCGACCTTGATAGTCTCGTGAGCCAACATCCCTGTGTACCGACCCCTATAGTTGCGACCGTAGGGAGATTGATCAGCAGGGTCATCCCACGCAAAGTCTACCACGCGCATCTGCCGGATGAGGCTAAGGGCATCTCTCTGGGTATCCTCAATGTCCACCTTCAGCCGTGCATCCGACGTTACGTTGATAGAGGCATTGCCGATGAAGAGCTGGGTGCTGGCCGCTCCTTGGGTCGCGTCGTCGATCTCGTTGTCACCGGAGTCGGCACCAATACGGATGCCTGTCTGCGCCACAATATCAGCCGACGCCACAAAACCTTCATGGGTGATGCTGGCCCACGTCGCTACCGCCGTGGCGACTACACCGGAAATATCGAGACGTTTGACATACGCTTGTGCGTCAGCACGCGATGTGAGGACATGCAAAGCTCCTGGTTCGGTAGCGTGAGTTGCGCCGTACCAAATTATGCGGCTAGCTTTCCCTGCCGCGCCATCTGTCCCGCCACTGAGAATAAATGAACTATTGTCGGTCGCTACGTTCGCAAAGGAGCCATTCCCAAGTTGTATGTGCTGGTTCGCGGGGATAATTAAGGAGCCTGCTGGGTCTAGCGTCAAGTTGCCAGCAGCTGTACTGATAGTGGTGGCAGCGTCAAACTCCAAGGTGGACTCAGCTTCCACTGCAAGAACGGCCTCAGCATCGGTGTACTTGGCGTGGTGCTTAGGGTGCACGTGATCCTTGCGTGCCAAGCTACCTTCAGTGCCGTCAGCAGCCGAGTCAGCATCTATCAGAGGGTCGGAGGTGGCGTCGTCAATGAGAGTTACATCCTCGTCCGGCATCGTGATCGTGCGAGTGTTCCCTGTCGTGATGCCCGAGAGTTGGAAGTCCAGGATCCTCGTGGCGTCGCCCTCGTCGAAGATTTTGAAGGCGTTGTCGGCGAAAGTCGTAGCGATGGCTTGGGTAGTAGTCCCCGCGATACTGCTAGGAAACTTACCCCGTAGGTCGGCCTCCTCTACAGAGGTCCACGTTCCACCGCCGCCAGCACTGTGCTTTAAGAGGAGTCGAGAGATCAGGAACGCGGCGCCCTTGAAGTCGGCAGGGAGGTCGAATACCGTGTAACCCAACACGTCCTGTTCGGCGTCCGTTTGCTTGTTATAGGACCCCCCGGGAAGGTTCACGAACAACTGAGAGTCTGCAGCAGCTTCCGAGATGGACGCCCAGATGACCAGGTTGAAGTACTTCCCCGACATGCTCGCGCCGGTGTTGTCGGTCAACAGGTCGGCTAGGTCGGTAATGGTGGTGTATGGCGAGGCGTTGTCGTTGACGACGTGGACCACACTCCCAGTGCCAGTATTCTTTGCTGGCATCGTATGCGGGTGGAGCTGGAAGATAGTCCCAGAGGTGGTGGCAAAGTCGATCGTATCTGGGCTCCCACCTGTGATCGTCAACGTCTGCGAGACACCGGACTTCCAGGTAGCGTGCTGCTCACGAATCCACTCTGTGAAGTGAGAAAGCTGGCCCTGGTTGTCTGCGTCGCTCAGGTGATCTGTCCACGCGTGGAACTTCAGCGCCCCGTTGGTTTGGACCAGCGCTGCCGTCTGGACGATGACCGTCGCTAGGGGTGCGTGCTCAGCGCTAGGGAAGGCTGACGTGCTGACGGTCAAGGCCTTGGTGGATTGCAGGATGTAGACGTAGTTCTGCTGTGGCGAGGTGGCGCTCCCGGCAGTCAGCGCGATGGTCGCGGGTGCTGCCGTAAACGTGGTGAAGCCATCCGAGAACAAGAGCGTGAGGTTGCCGCCACCTTCCTTCTGAACCGAGAAGGTGATGGTGGCACCGTCCGAGGAGGCACTGGCGTCGATGGTCTCTACGATACCGCCGTTGAGGATGCTTAGATTCGCTTCACCGTTCTTGATGAGGAGGCCATCCACGGTGACACCAGCGTCAGCGCCCAACTCGCCTATAACATCAAGGCTGAGCAGACCGTTAGAATCGATAGTCGCGACCGTCGCTGAGTCTGAATCCTGGATAATGACTTTTCGAGCACCAGCGTTATCGGGCAACCGGATGGTGAAGTCGAGGCCGGCACCTGGGATGAAGAGGGGGCCGGTAGCGTCCGCGGCATCAACGAATTCTGCGGCTCCCACCATGAGGTCATAGAGCGCCTTGATAGCATTGATGACGTTCGTGTTGAAGTCGTCGGGACGCACACCGCCGGACGTAACAGGTACGTCATTAGCGGCGTAGACCACAGGGTCAACGAAATCAATCATGTGACGTTCCCCTCAGAGCACGGACCTTTCCCAAAAGACCCCAATGAAAGGCGCTCATGTTTCTCCTCATAATAGAAGCCATAACCTGGCGCTCTTCCTGGAGTTGCAGCTTTTACAAGCCGCCACGATGTTCTCCTTCACGTGGAACCCGTCCTTGCTCAGAGGTAGCACATGGTCCATCGTGAGCTTGGCTACCTTCTCTTTGCAGTAGTAGCATCTACCCTTGGCATGATTGAGGATGGCCAGCCACTCAGCGGAGGTGAGTGGGGCTGTGGTGCTGCGCTTCTGTGCTCTGCGTCTGGCATCTTTGGCTGCCACCACCGCCCTGCCCTTCTCGGTGCGGCGGTAATCTCGCGTTTGGAGAGCTATCCATTCTCTGTGGGCTTTTAGGTAGGCGGCCCTCTCCTCCTTGTGCGCTTCGCCATAGGTGCGGCCCCAAGCGGCCCTCTCCTCCTTGTGCGCTTCTCGGTAGGTGCGGCCGTAGGCGTCCATCTTGGCCTTGTGCGTCTCGTAGTAGGTGCGGCCGTAGGCGGCCAACTCATTCCTGTGCGCTTCTCGGTAAGCGCGGCCCCAGGCAGCCTTCCTTGCCCTGTCCTTGTATGGCATCGTCTGCCTCCTCTCGGCTACGTGTCGTGAGGGGAACGTCACCCCTAAGGCTATCAAGGCGCCAGGTGTCCCACATCGAATCCAATGGTGCTATCGAACTGGAACCAGTTGATGCCACCACCGACAGCCGGGTCGCCGAAGGCGTGGCTGGCGATGACCCAGTGCTGGGCGAAGCCCACGCGCTCCAGGTAGACGTGATCCCCGACGACGAACAGGGCGACGGCATCGGTGCGATTGAACGACGCCTCGATGGTCCGCCCGTTGGTGAGCGTGACGGCGTAGTTGTTGTCGCCGATCTTCTCCTTGATCGTGCCGAAGGCGTTGTTGACTTCTGGCCTCATGTCGTCGCCTCAACGATGTAGACCTGTTGCGTTGCTCGCACGAAAAGACACCTCACGCGCTCCCCACCTGACGGGTCCGTAATCGGCCCCTCTGGAATCACGAATGCCTCCATGCGCCTACCTGCATAGAGTATCACGCCAATGTCCACCACGTCAGCGTAGAAGCTGAACGGCAACTCGATGAGCGAGTCCAGATTCTCCCGCTCGATAGGGGTGACGATGCCGGGAATCTTACTGCTCATGCCTTTCTCATCTCACACGCGTTATACCAATAGGTATGACGCTACCCGCCCCAAGAATCGTGAGTAAATTACTTTCAATGCGTGTAAAGGCGACCCAATCTGTAGTGCGGTATACCCGTATGCCCGGGGCATCATCTCCGAGAGCGTTATATTGTGTTTTGCTCAGGGGAATACCAATCTGAATCCTCGGTGCTGCGGCTGCATCGAAAGTATCACCCCCGTCCGTACTCTTTGCACGCTGAAACCCCAGCCCTGCTACTATCACAGCCTCATCATTTGGTGCAACCCCAAGCCAATCAGGACCGATACCTGGAGTCAAATCAGTCCAATCCACACCTGCATTTGTGCTTATAAATAGAAGCCCACCGGTGTCACGGTAGGCCATTACAATATCGTCATCTGGATTGGCGCTCTGAGGAAGCACCAACTCATACGCAATAGCAGTTTGGGTTAGGCTACCCGCATCAACCTTGGAAAATGAGTGCGCCTCATCATCAGATCGATATATTTGGGATTCATTTGCGCTATTAGAATCCCGTAATGCACAATAGACCCTTGTATTATCATGAAGCCCCCACACAGCGTTATAAGGAGGATCGATTGAGGCTACAACTGCACCGCCACCAGCCAATAGAACCGCGGTCCAGGTATCCCCTTGATCATGACTATGGAAGAAATATACAAGCTCGTCACTGCCGTCGAAGAAGGAAACAGCGATGCCTACAATACCAGTTTGCGACAATGTAGGTGCCGCCATCAAAAATGCACTGGAAATCGTCTTACCTGTGGCACTTTCAACCCCAGCTTTATCCAGCACTTTGGTCCACGCAACACCAGTCAAAATCGCGCTATTTCGCCATAACTCGGGCTCAAATGATGCATTCTCCAATGTAAGCCAATGACGATCAGGCGTTGTGGGATCTTGCGCTAGAGCATGGAAATGAGCTTGTGTAGTTCCATCCGAGGGTAAGCCAGAACTATTTTCGGTCCACGTTATATCCGCAGCGCCTGCATCAGGAGTGGGTGTATAAAACACTCTCGGCGCTGTGGTTGTAACATCCCCAATGTAAATGTAAAGAAGCAACCTGGCGCGGCGAGGCGATGGAATAAAGAGTTGTTTGCCCCCCTCCACACGACGAGCCACAGCGAAATCACCAGTCGCATAATCGCGAGGTGTATCAGTATCTCCCGACTGACTCAGCACCTCGATATTCCGCCCCTGGACCCATGCTCGGTAGCCATAGCCACTCGCCAAGTCTTCAGCTATGGTCACGGGCTGGAACACCGGCAACCGTGGCCGGCGGATGGGCGGGATGAAGGGATAGCGGCTCATTAGTAAGCCACCGTCGAACTCTTATCGAGCGCTCCCGACATGATAGTGTTCTCCGGGCGCTGGTTAACAAGGTGCAGACTACACCTCCAGCCTTCCTGGGCCGACCACAGATAATCCCAACCAATGGTGATATAGTCCTCCTCATGGATGCCCAGCACGCGCCGATCCAGCACCCGCATTTCTATCCCGTGCTCGATCCAATCCTGGCCCAGCATAGAGACGACTATGCTGTTCAACTCACGGTTGGCGGCTCGGTACCACAGGTGCCCTATGCGCCGCGTGGTGCCCCCCGTACCATTGATCTCTCCGATCGTCTGAGCCACCCGCGCATTGCGCGAGATACGGGCTCCGTATGGCGGGACGGGTACTGGGGGGTCTACCTCGGCGAACCCCGCAAATTCGGAATGTTCAACCCTAGTGACAACCTGAGCCGTCATGCCCAGATTGGTCTCCGCCCAATCAAGGGCTACTATTTCATCCGAACTTAGATAGTAGGTAGGAGTGCCAGTGCCGAAGTCAAAATCCTGAACCTCTACCCGCCCAGGATTAGCGCTCCCAGCATTCCGCGTGATAGCCATCACGGAGTCGTCGGCTATCTCCTGAAGAGCATCTATGGCGCTCTCACCGAGCACCTGCCAGGTGCGTGGTTTCAAAAGCATGGTGCCCACATTGTAGTCGGCGGCGACAAGGCCACCGAGGTCCATCATGCGCTCCATGATCTCCTTGGTCGTCTTGTTCATTTCCGCCCCCGTAATAGGGGTACCGTTGTCTGACCAGCCCTGGACAATATGGGCCATCTGCAAGAGGCGCCGGTTCTTATCCCGTGCCGTCATGCGGAGAACATCCTGGCCAGATTGGGAAATGATCTGTGGCTCATCCAAGAGCCCGCGAAAGACTTCCTTCCATGAAGTCCAGCGAGCGCCGTCGCCCTGGCGGCTCTCTATCCGTACCTCACGATTGAGCCATTGATAGCCGGCGAACATATTGGATCGGTGCCCCGGCCCCTGGCTATCCCCAATGATGCCAGTGATGTGCCCGCCCGCTGCCATGTCAAGAACTGCTTGATCTACGCCATTGCGTTCATGAGTGCTGATCTGCAATCCCTGGAGCCAGGGAAGGAACCCCCAGGTCTCGCCACTCTCTATCGTGGTATCTCTGTCACTCCATTCCGGGAAGCCCTCGCTCTCGTTGGAGTCCAGGTTCACATCCACGCGAGCAACATTGATCTGTGACCAGTCAGTGCTCTCCTGATCCTGGACTCGCCCGTTGCCGATAGCGAAGACCCAGGCGTGACGGTTAGTGGCGTCAATCGTCCCCTTGCTGACGGTATCCCGTTTGAGTTCATACGTTGCATTGGCAAGGTTCGTCGCCGGCACGTAGATGAATTCATAATCATGTGAGGTCGTATGGCTCGCCCCCAGATTCTCAATCTCTGTCAGCGTTGGCATGTGGATGCTATAGCCCTCCGCCACATCATTGTTGATAGTGACGATGGCATCGGCATTCTGTAGATCGATGATCTGGAACTTGGTGCCGAAGCCCCCTACGGTGGTATAGTCCATCGTCCATTCGAGGGTGTAGCCGATGGACCGATCGAACGGGAATGTCTTTCCGGCTCTCGACCACACAATGGGATACCCATTATCCGCAGCACCGACACTCAGTGAGAGTTTACCGGCGGCGACGGTTATGACGCCATTCGGCGGAGTAATGCTGTCAAACAGATCGTCATCCAGGGAGCCGCCCCCAAACTCATCCACAAAGTTCTGGGTAGCCTTGGCGCGGTCAAGGCGGATACGCACCCGCACATCGGAGAACTTGTGCGGGCTGGCGTATATCTCTCGCTCAACGCCAGTGGGAACAGCCATTACACATCGTCCATGAAGAAGACAACCACGGCCCAGATTTCAGCGTCCGCTGGGTTGGTGCTGATAGCATCAGCATCCAGATCAATCACGTCATCCTTGGCAAAGGAGGCGTTGGTGGTGTCCACCACCTGGCCTTCCAGTAGCTTCGTGCCACTGTCTACCTCGAAGGCTCCTACCGTGGAGAGGATGTCTTTGTTGCCATCGGTTTCATTCCGGAGTTGGAAATCAGTGCTCGTACCGCCCCCACTGCCGAGGGTCGTCATGTAGCCGCCGACTTCGATGATCTCCCCAGCGTAGGGCATTTCCTTTGACCACTTCCCGTTCGCAACGGTGATGGTCCCATTGGCTTTCCACCGGACGATAGCTCGTTGTGCAATCATGTTAGGCTCCGTACATTATGGTAAAAACGGTGACTAGAAGTTCTTTGCTATCGGAGTTCCCAGGAATCCCATCCACGTCAAGCTCAAGCGTGTCGTTGCGGTCGAAGGTAGGGCTGGCCGCTAGCACCTGATTCTCCAGGAGCCCCGTCGCCGACGCCACTACGAAGTCGCCCCGTGTGGTCAGATAGTCCGTGGCTCCGTTGGAGACCTGGATGCGTGTCTGGCCCGCACCCGTTCCCACATCCTCAATGAAGCCTTTCACCTTCAGGATGCGACCGCCCGCTGGCATCTTGATCTTGGCCTTGCCGTCCCCCGTAACGATGGTGCCATCGATGTAGAACTCCCACACTGCCAATGCGGGGAAGGGGTTGTATTCCTCGAAGTCCAGGCTGAAGGTCTCTACCACGCCCCCATCACCCTGTCCCACAGATATGAGGGGGATGACGACGTTACGATGATAGAGCCCCGTACCCCCCTCCTTCGTGAAGGACAGAACATGGCGAGCAATCATCCCTCGCTTGGCGCGGAGCTCAGCTATCGCCGCTATGACGGCGTTCTGTTCGCCCCATGTTGCTGAGATTACACCCGGTATGAGCAGTACCTGGATGATCTTCCCGTGAGCCGAAGTTGGTGTAGACACCACAGCAGGCTCGCCAATCCGCCAACGGGCAGGAGGATTGGTCATGGCAACGTTGTCGATCTTGAAGTCGGGCATTAGAATATCGGCTTGGGCCGAATAAGATCACGGAGACGCGGTTCCACAGCAAACTTATCCAGCACCTCGCGTGGCGACCCACCCATGATATTGATAGTGACGTTGCGGTTATCGGTAGCGTTGGAGATATTGGGTGAAATGCTGCCATTCGTTCGGGGGATGAATAACTCAGGGCCTCGCTCACCCACCAGGAACGGGCGGCCAGCGCTCACAGGGCCGCCGTGCTCACGGGGAGTGGGAGGAGCACCAGGACCAAGCACAAACCCAACCCCTGCCATCTGTTCCAGGAACTGTAGATAGGTCTCGGCTTGCTGATTCACCTTCGCCCACTCGCCGCCCAATTCCACTACGGCAGGTAGGGCGAAGCGGCTCATCTGTGCATCTGTCTTTTGTACGCGGGTGAGAAATTCCCCCGTGATGTCACGGATTTCTACCCACCCGGATTTCAGAATGCCCAGTGATGGAAAGGTCGTGAAGCCCTGGAGCATCTCAACATCCGCCACTATGAGCCCCATTGCCTCCGCCGCTATACGGATGTCCTCAACCGTGGTCGCCTCCAGGCTCAGAAGCGTGTCCAGCTTCTCTTGCACTGTCATCTCCTGAATAGAATTGACGAGACGGTCTATCATCCGGTTCGCCGGGTCGAAGGCGATCTCCCCCCTGAGCCGCACAATATCCATCTGGCGGCGTAGCTCTTTGAGTTGATTCTCTAGGGGTTCAATGCCCTCAGCACCCCGCCCCCCAGCCTCAGCGATGGCAAGCTGGAGCTTCTTGGCGTCAATGCTCATGCGGAAGAGCTCGTCTCCAACTGCCGTCTCGCCGAATAGAGGAATGTCCGCAATGGCACGGATGATGTCCTGGAGCTCGCGGGCTTGATCAATAGGAGGGCCAAGGTCTGGGGGCGGGGGTGGTGAGGGAGGCGGGGGTATCTCTTCCATTTCACGTCTTAGATTCTTGGCCCCATCGATCCAGCGCTGCATGGGATCTTCCCCGTCAGCCCTACCAAGATTCCGCCTAAATCTATTGAACTTTTCAGTGAGTCGATCAATGATCGCGCCCCCCTCAATCTCCAGGTTCTTGAGTTGCTTGAGTTCAGGCAGATCAAACCCCGGAATCTGATTGAGGAAAATGCGCAGCTCCTGGTATGCCCTGATAAAGTCATTGATGGAATCAATAACTCTATTCACCATAATGCCGAAAAGGTTGATGACCGCAGCAGCCATCGCCTTGAAGAATCCCAGGATATTCCCCGCCACGGTCTCTACTATGCCCTGTATATCGCCCCAGTTATTGCGCCATGCTTTCACGAAGAGGAAGACGGCTGCTGTGATGGCGGCAAGCGCAAGTGTGATAGGCAGGAAGGCCAGTGCTGTAGCAATAGCTGCCCTGATCGCTGCCGCTTGCATGATCCCAAAGGCTATCGCCGCACCCGCCGTCATGACCCCAATGGTTACCCCAATCTCAACCATATTATCAGCCAAGAGTTCAATGGCATTGATGATAGGGCTGGGGTCAAAGCTGGTCGCAAACTCTATCATGCGCTCAATCAAGGGTGATAGGATGGGGAGTAGCTTGGTTCCGATCTCTATAAACACAACCTGAATGGCTGCCGCTAGCCGCTCCATCTGACGATTGAAGCCTGCGTTGATGGTATTGAACGCCTCGGTTGCGGCACCAGCGGAGGTCATGGCGGCTTCATAGTCTGCTGCGAATTTCCCTGCACCCTCACCCGTGAGAGCCAATACTGCCTGCAAGGCTTCTACTGACCCAAAGAGTTTGGCCATCTTTGTTATATTCCCACCCGTAGCCTTATCTACATCTTGAAGAAGGCCGACCAGCCCCTTGGCTTCTAGGCCCTCAGCATTAAATGCGATGCCCAGATCCGTGGCCAGTTCAATAGCCTGAGATGAAGGCGTGATAATATTTGCAATTGCCTGCCGCAATGCAGACGTAGCAACTCTTGCAGGTATATTCTGCTTCGTCATTGTTGTTATGGCCGCCGCGACCTCTTCAATACTGATACCAGTGGAAGCAGCAATGGGGGCGACCACAGCGATGCTTCGAGTAAGCTCTTCAAAGGTTACTACTCCACCCTTCACTGTTGTAAAGAGAATGTCAGCTATTCGCTGAGCATCCGACATTGGGAGGCTGAAGGCATTGATGACTCCCGTCAAAGCTGTTACGGCCACTTCTGTTTCGGTCACACCTGCAATCGCTGCCTTAGTGGCGACCTCCATAAATTCAAAGACGTTCTCAGCGGGCACACCGGCTGAGATGGCTTGATACAACGCCTTGGTAGACTCGATAGCGTCCACGCCCAATGCCTTCGAGAGCGCCAGTGTCTTCTCGGTGAGTGATTCTATCTGCCTCTCGCCATCCGGCAATAGAGAGGCGACCTCACGAATACCCGCTTCAAAGTCACCTGCCATCTTGGTGGCTGTAGCGCCGAGGGCAATGACGGCAGCACCAACGGCAGCGACGGGAATAGCCAGGTTCTTGATGGTGCGACCGAGCGTCTCAGTAGAACGACTGGCCTTCTGCATCTCCCTTGAGAGATTGCCAGTAGCATTGATGACAACTTCGACTTTCTCGGCCATTAGATCAAGCTGTCCTTATCGCGGGGCTTGCGGTTCCGCTCTGTGTTGAACGCAGCCCACCGCTGCACCCATATCTCTGGTACCCGATCTTCTATTTCCCAGGGGGGGATGTGCCATTCTGATGCCAACAACAAATCCATTAGCCAGTCAGGACCGGCTCCGTGCCCTCGGAGGGCAAGGGTGAGTTGTTGGCGTTCTCCGGGGGGACCTCTGCGCCCCATGTCACGCCCGCTAGAAGAGCATCGAATTGCTCTGCTGAGATATTATCTAGTGCCTCTTCGATTGGCGTTCCGTCATCTGTTTTGAGTCTCGGCAGCAGTAGTTCTTCTACGGCCTCGAACACATCCACGACTTCATGCCACCCCGCCGTATCGTCCTCACGCTTTTCCTGTAGCGTATTGAGACGTTTGGCGAGTGCCATGAACTGCTTCCTGGCCTTGTATGACCCTGGCTTCGTTGGGTCAATAGGCTCTACTATTAACTTTGTGATGTCTGGCCTCCTTCTGGCCTTTTGGGCACACGTTCTTTAGCTCCTACGTCGTACTGGATGAGCCATTTTGCACATTCATCGCGAGCCAGTTGCCCAGCCCCGTGCTGTAGCGCCCCATGAAGGTGAACTCAACCGTCATGTTGCCATCACGGTCGCCATACAGCAGTTCCCCCTCGGTCTTGATACCGGCGAAGTCGATGTTGAACTCCTTGTATTCCGATGAGGTGCCCTGGCTTGCCTCAAGCCTGATCTGCCTACTCACCGCAGCGCCGGTGGAGCCGAGCAACTCATCAACAAGGGCCTTGGCGTTGCTGTTGAATTCGGCGATGAACTTCAGCGTGCCCTCGAACTTGCCGTCCCCCCAATCCGCCGGCGTGATGGCTCCAGCGAACTGCTTGAGGTGACGGTTAGTCTCCATGTCAAAGTCGAAGCTGATCAGCGTGTCGCTGACGATGTCGCCCGTCGCGCCGATGGTCCCCGTGGAGAATGCGCTGATGTAGAGTCGAGTGTCCGCCACCCGTACAGGGCGAACCGTTCGATCATCCAACCCCGTCGTTAGCTGCGAGGTAACGACAATCTGCTTCGCTATCCAGTCCACTCTGCCGTTCCAGAACCCCCCGGCCTCGCCGGTGATGTTGAAGTGTTTGGCAACAGAACCAAGGGCCTTGTAGGGTAGACCGCTTGTGCCGTACTCAATGCCATAGGTGCGGACTACTTGCGTGCTGGTGATAGGCGCAGTGTATGGATAGTTGTATGGTGCCGTTGTCGTCGTTGAGGCTCCGATAGCAGTGAAGAACCCATTGAGAATCCTCGGTGATTCCTCGTAGGTCATCACCAGATCCCAGGTAGCTTCGCCGGAATGGGCCTGCTCCTGCGCGACCGGCCCAGGGCCGAACCATCCCACCTGCGAGATAGGCTCAACGACGCTGACGATCTTGAGTGTGGCATCGGTGATACCATGTACCTTGATCGTCGCCGTGGCAGGAGCGGTCGAGGTTCCCCAGGATGGCTCCGTCGAGATCTGAACAATCTTTGCAGCGGTTGCTGGCATGATCTACCTCCTCTATGTCGTCTTGTCGGTTACTTCGAAACTTAGCTCGAATCCGTGATAGGTGAATCCGGCATATTCCATGTCTCCCCTTACCCCTGAATCGTGAATGTCCCGTATGTGGTCCACAGTGTTGTCGAGGCTGAGGTTGCCATTGAAGGTATCGCCCATAGCCTGGAGGATGGGGAGCACTTCCTGAAACCCTTCGTCTATGCCTATCCCCTGGGGGAGTGGCTTGACGTAGACCAATATGCGATAGGTACGATCATGACGCTTCAAGCCCACGGCTTGCGGCCCCCAATCCGCCTCACCAGGGATGCAGATAGCCATAGGCAGTGAGACGCTATTGAGTGATGCTGGCACCACTGTGGGAGCCGAGGCAATGCCAGAGCTAGCAGCTGCAAGCTCCTGTATCTTCTCGTAGATCGCTAGAATGCTCATATGATGTGTGTATGCGAGGTGATGATTCCCCGCTGTTCCAGAATGACTCTGACATGCTGGGGGAAGCCCTTCGGCACCGTGATGATTCCCAGTTCTGGAGTGGCCGTCACATCGAATATCTGGCTATCCTTCGCTTTGTAGAGATAGGCAGCAAGCTCTAAGTTGGCCTGCACGATAGAAGCCGATGGTGCTGTGGACTTACCCCAGACACCTAATATACTGATCTCCCCGTCCGTCTCGAATGCCCATTGCTCCGAGGTGCGGAGACGGATGTAGCGGTAAGGGGGATCATTCCGAGGCTCCAACCAATACCCGGTAGAGCTGATGGTGTTGGTGTCACCGTTGGTCAGCGTTGTGATGGATAGGAGGTCACGGTCTAGCTTCAGGACACGGTAGCCCCGCACACCACTCCCAGGCCAATCCCAGGAGAAGCCGCCTACCCCGCCGCCAGGAAGTGAAGGGTTGGTGACCTGCGAACCCACGGGGATATCTCTCAGGGCATCACTCTTGTAGACTCGCGTGGCTGCGGAGGATTCGAAGACCGTGCCTGTAATGTCTTCAATCTCCTGCTGGGCCACAGTGAGAAACCGTTCCAAGAGATCATCATCGCCGGTCGTGCCGGTTGAAATGTCGAGGTAGATTTTCAACTCGGCAAGGGTGGTATATGCCACTGCGCCCCCCTCTCATTCGACAAAGAGCCTCAACGTCCCGGAAGTTGTGCCCGAGGTTGAACCACACGTCATTGTCACGGTAACCTTCTCGTTGAACAGGGGGAGCCTATCAGCCACAGCTCCTGTCGTAGCCGTATCCGAGGCAGTGCTTAGCACACCTACTGTTCGGGGGAACCACTGGCCATCAGCGCTGATATCAGCCTTCGAGAATAGTAGCAGCCCCGTGCGGTCGCCTGTGATCTGGAGAAGCCCCTGGGTGCTCAGTGGCGTGCTAGTGGAAACCTCAAGTTGTACAGCATGGAGATAGCCATTGTAGGTCTTAGAAGACGATGCCGTGGCCGGCGAGGTGCTGGTCGTCGCCGTGAGCGTGATATCTTCGGATGTGATGTAGGCCATGCTTTACCTCACTGCGGCTTCGGCCCGTTCCCAACAATGATGTCTTGAGGCGGCACCCATATCTTCTTGATGTGCTGCGTATCCTGAATAGCCCCTCGGTACTGGTCTCGCGCCCCCGTCAGATTGGCAATCTGCTGATCAAGCTCATTGAGTTTCTGTTGAAGTTCGGTCTCACGAGCCTGGAGCTTCTGCTGGAATGCTGATTGCGCGATGCTCTGGTAGCCGTACAAGAACGCTGCCTTGAGGAGATCCGACTGTGCTGGGATGGTGACTTTGATACCCATGCCCCTTGCATAGCCGATGTAGTATTCGCAGCTAGGGCGCTGGCTTTGATATTCTGTATCATGGGCCATATCCACTCCGAACACCCCGATCTCCTCAAACCCTTCCATCATCGCCAGAGCGATCATGTACGAGATGCTGTTCGTGAGGTATGGCTGCTCAGGATCGCCATAGCGGTGGATGATCTCGGTCAGTGGGTAGACCACCGATTGCGGGATATCCTCCCAGTGCTGCTGCATGTACACTGGCACGGTCATGGCCTGGAGCTTCTGAATGTGTTCGTGGGTACGGCCTTTGTCCGCCTCATAGATTTCTCTTCGGTGTAACTCGAACCAGCGAGTCCAGCGCGGGATGAGCATGTAGAGCTCATTGAGCCCCCATATCTCCCACTCAGGATCATCGAAGGGTGCGAGTTTCCACGACTCCGTAAAGCCCAGGACGGCCACCTTCGTGAGCTTCTTGGGTTCCGCGATAGGCGGCGGCTCCGTTCCCAGGAGCAACGCCTGGGACATCCCCGTTCGCGCTGGCTCAATTCCCACCCCTGCATCAATCGTGATCATGCCCTCTGACGCGCTCACTGTTACGTCTGTGCCTGTCGGCATCTCGCCTACCATTCTAATTTCCTCCTGCGCCTCTAGGGCGTCTTGAAACTCACCTAGATGACGTTCGTACCCGTCGATTGAGCAAGAACAGTCCATCTGGTGCTATTCAGCCCAATCAAATGAATCCATCCCGGTGCAGCGGCTAGACCAGTCGTGAAGGCGATGTGCGTGCTGCCAGCCGTAGTGAAGTCAGCCCCCGCCGAGCTTGAGGTGATCGTCACCGTCGCGGCAGTCGAGACAACAGATATCCACTTCACCACACCAGCAACCGGGGCATTAAGATCCACCGTCAGCGCAGTGGCTGCATAGATGGTGCTAATGCCATAGGCCGTCATTTCCGTCGTGCCGCCGCTCGTTATTGCCTCGACATACTGCTGATAGCCAGTGTTAGCAAGGATGCGTTGGCCTGAGATGGCACCACCAGCACCACCAGTGGTAGTGACGCTATCAAAGGTTCCTGCACCCGTGGAGGTCACCGCCGCGCCAGTGATAGTGCCCGTGGAGGTGACGGCATTGAATGTGCCGAGCCCCGTGGAAGTCACCGCGTTGAACGTGCCCGTTCCGGTGCTGGTGACGGCATCGAATTTAGCCGCGACCCCCGACCCTGTGGATGTGTAGCTGGCGCCAGTGCTTACGAAGCCGCCAACAGCATCAACTTCGCCCGTGGTGTTGATGTCTCCACCAATAAACCCACCTGCCGTACTGAGGTCGATAGTACCGCCGGTGGTAATGAGTTCTGAACCACCTACCTTGAGTACACCACCCGACTCGATGTCGATCTCTCCGCCCGATTCAACGTCAGCAGAACCAGAGGAGGCGATGACGAAGCGGTCGCCACCTCTCTCCCGATAGGTACCCGGCTGGTACGTATTGTCTGCCATAGCATTCTCCTTTGCTGCTCTGGGGCGAGGCCGAGGCTAGTGACCCCGCCCCAGATAGCGCTGTGCGCTCGGAGCGCTAGTTCGTTATGCGGTCCCCGTGCTGGGGCGGCTGTGGTACTCAGCACCGATCAGATCGGCGGTGCTGTGCGTGACCGGTGCCTCCTTCGGCAGGTAGCCGAGGGCGATGATGGAGTCAAAGACATCACTCGTGTTTACCGACACATAGACGAGACGCACCCACTGCTTCCCTGGCTTATACAGATCCAGGATCGCCACGCCATCTTCAATGGTGGTGGTCATCGAGATTGAGGTTCCAGTGAGATCGGAGACCGCACTGGTACTGAAGCCAGAAGAGGCTGACTCCTGCAGCTTGATGCTCGCGCCGGTGGTTTGCAGGGTGCTCAGCGACACTAGCCAAGCGACCCCCGTATAGGGCGTGGTGTCGATGCCAGCGTCGTTTTTGTCGGCGGTGGTGCCCGTGACCTGGCTTGTGCGGTGAATGATAGCCACATTGCGCATCAGATTGTGCATTGCCATTGTCGTTTCCTCCCTTCCCCTATGTGCTTAGGTGCTGATGTTCTGGAGACGGAGCCGCCAGTCCTCGACCAGCGCGCCACCGAACCGGATGCGGCCCAGCATGATAATCTGGTTCGTCTGGGCCAATAGCTCCTTGAGTATCTGGATCGTGAAGCCTACCCGCTGCACCAGGAAGTATCCGCTGAGGTCGCCGTAGATGATGGGCTTGTTGGAAGCGGTCGTGGCGTTCGGCATGAATTCCGAATAGAGGATCGGGATGCCCAGAAGATCGCCCCTCACCTTTGGCACTGACAAGCCGCCGGCCTCATCATTGTTTGACCAGAGATATCTACCATCACCATCCTTGAGTTTGAAGATCGTGCGACCAGTATTCAGCTTGTTCATGACAAAGACAGAGTTCTGGTCGTACTGGGGCGGTAGGTTGAAGGCCAGGTCCACAATGCCATCGCCCGTGAGCGTGGCGGTGGCACCAGAGTTGACGGCATTGGTGATGGCGTTGGCATTGACGAGGATGCCTTCGGGACGACTGGTCCCCGATCCCTGGATGATCATATCCTCAAAGAGGAGCTCAATCGTCTCGCTGAACTTCGCGGAGATGTATCCCATGATGTCGAACCCAGAGTCCTCAACCATGTCATTGGTGAGGACCAGTGACATCATTGCTGTCCAGATTGGGATACGCACCTGACCGAATACCGGCTCCGTGACTCGGTGAACCGTGGATGACGCAGGAATCTCACCACTCCAGGTTATCCGCATACCAGTGGTGTACAGATCATCATCAGTCCAGGTGACTTTCGGGAAAGCCATTGAATCTCTACCCGTAGTCAGCCGCGTTACCCGACCAGCCATGACGGTTGGGGTCGGCTCCTTCTGGAGGACACGGTTCTGAATGTCTTCGGGCACAAGGTATCCACCAGACACATCAAGCCCCTCCTGCAGAACCTTGATGGCTTCGGGAGTCTGATTGCCCATCCAGCCCTTGGTGCGAACATATGCGCGTATAGCCGCCCCGTAATCTGGATGGCGGATCGCGGCCATCTCCTTGTCAGTCATCAGGGCAATGCCATCGGAACTAACCAGAACAGACTCTGGGTTATTCTCGACGAGCACACTACCATGTGGGCTGAATCCAACAACGGCAGCACTGCCCTTATTCGGGTCCGCAAGACTGATCCCACCACTGGACTGACGGGCGTAAGCCGAAAGGTCACCCGCTTTCCGCTGGGCCTCAATCTCTGCCTTGATGGGCTCAACCTCAACATGGATAGCCTCGATGCGCTCAGCATCCGCTACCCCAAAGTCCTCCTTGGCTGCGATAGCCTCGACCTCTGTCACGAGAGCGGCTAGCTTTTCCTGTGCGTCTTTTAGAGCCATGAGTTTCCCCCCTTAGCTCAGATACTGTATGGCTGCCAACTTCAATTTCAATACCTGGACTCGCCTCAGCGCCATCTCGGCTTTCGCCGGGTCACTGTCGCGCAGGAGACCCTTGATAGTCTCGGTAGCGTTTGCCATATCTCCCAGGTACTCCTGGAGTGCATGACGGTTGTCATCCGAGATAACCCGACCCTCTTTTGCGCGTCGCTCATGGAGGTCTTGCGTGCGCTCCACGAGTTCGGCGATGTATGTCTTTGTCGTGTCTATCATCATGCCCATCGACATTGCCGCTGGTGTGGGCACGAAGACCGCTTCTACCTCTACGGGATCGCCAATACTGGTGACGTTGTTGTCTTCATCAAGGGTGAAGGGCACGCTGAAATGACGTTCGGCACCCTGATGTTCCAGGGCAACGATGGCGTGATCGCTGAACGTCGCCTCGACGTAGCAATAACCCTGGGGTTCAAAGGGGGACGCCCAAGCCATATGGGTATGGCATAGAGCCTGAATCTGTGAGCGCACATCTTCCCAAGAAGTCGGTGAATGAGCTGCCTTGGTAACGGATTCCTCCTCGGTGATATCAACCCCCAACACGGCGCCAAGCGCCTCCTCAGTCTCAGGAAGCTCGACCCCTATCGCCTTGTAATGGCCCTTCACCTCTGCAAAGGCCACATCAGCCAGGGGGTTCGCAGGCGTCGGCGTCAAAGAACCCTCAACAATGGGCCAGCGCAGAATCTCGCCAGTCTTCGTATTGGCCTGCACTAGATGCCGCATGGAGCCAGACGATAGGCCCAGCTTGCCCTGTTTGATAAGTTCCTTGATCGCCTCGTAATACTCGTTGGCGGCATCTAGCTGGGCCTTCATCCATTGCCCCAAGTCTGTCGGCGAAATAGCCTTGATGCGCCCAACGACAGTTATGCCCGTTCCATCGTCCAGGCCGTGCTGGTAGAGCAATGGACGCTCAGTGAACCAATCAAGGGCGAAGTCTGTCTTGGCAGAGAAGAACTCACCCATGAGATCCCTGCCATTGAAGGGACCACCATAGGGCGCTAGAAGCCCCTCGATCTCAGTCTCACTGTTATCCAGGAACTTGACCGCCATCTTCGACTCCTGGGCGTTGAGCGCGGCTAGTTGCTGCTGCGCCTCCTGCTGGGTCGCATGGCACCCCAACGACTCGCCCGCAGCGTCTCCATCAGCGCCCTGCCTGAAGACACACCACTCATCTTCTCTTTTCTCAATAGTCCAGGGCATGTTCACCACACAAAAAGACCAGACTCCTGAACCTTACGGTTTCAAGAATCTGGCCTCGCTGGGCCTTAGTTATTTAGTTGTACTTATATTTCACCCGATAGCGAGGGTGTCTGTCAAGTCTCTCACTTCCAAACAAAGAAACACCCCCCACCTGGGAGGATGTTCCGAGAGCCTGAAGGCCCGGGCGGCGATGCATGGTGACTATCCCTTGACAGCAAGGAGGTTGCCGCAAAGCAGGCCGATTAAGAGAAAGGAGGGTGATGCCTTCCCCTGGAAAGTTTAGGCATCACCCCTCAGAAAGGAGCATTATGGGAAGTAGTGGTAGGTATTATCCACTTAGACATTGATGCTAAGGAATGGCCGACAATTCAGGAGATTGCTGAGGCAATCGCTGGGTGGCATCAGGCATGGGCTGATGCCCACAACGCATGGGGCGCAGTTCCGGAGCCTGACCGTCTCGGAGTTCAGCCGCCCGCGCCAAATAGGAGACAACCGTAGGGTCTGGATACACGTGCACGTAATTGCCCTCTGTGTCCTGAACACAGAGAAGCAATTTTTCGCCCGTTAGTTTCTCGCTCAACGCTCCTACCATGTTGCACAGAGTAATCAGTAGCTGCCTATCCGTCATCGCATCACCTCCTCAGACTTTTGAGGCAAAAGCCCCACTTTTGGGGCAAGTGCTACTTCTGGGGCAAAGCCGGCGTGCTTGTCGAGACGTCCAGTTGTATGGAGTATAGCACATCACGTCTCCCACTGGTAGACCTTTTGCAACAGCGTGCAGTGCGCCCGTTGGTGGTCGGGGATCTCGGCTAGATCGCCCACCTCATTGGTGTCGTGGTTGAAGATGATTTCCTTGCGGATACGGTAGCCCGCCGCCAGGAAGGGGGAGATGTAGTCCGCCTTGAAAGTGAACAGCCCCTCCTGGTGGTGGTAGGGCACCTCGGTCGGTATCTCAGGGAGGAAGTCGCCTATGAGGAGGAAACCCCGGTTGGGCACACAGGAGTCTATAGATTCCAAGGACGCCATCATCTCAACTCTGTCTATCCAGTGGAAGACAAAATAGACGATGGTGAGATCAATATTGTGCGGCGCAAAATGCAGAGCGTCTGAGGCGGGTGCTATGCTAAGCAATGATACTGGCCACTGATAGCCATCTTGAATGGCGGCCTTTGACACATCAATACCGTAACCGTGACAGCCGTAACGTTGATAGAGTTTCCGCAAGCGCCAGCCATTCGCGCACCCAATCTCAAAGACAGTCGATCTGTGGTCGAGCGGCGGGATACCCTCGGCCAACAAGCGGAGCGGCATATCGTCTGCTTCTGCCCTGTCCAACGCTGCCTTGTTGCGGTGGAACCAAGCGTCCCCCTCACCGTTGCGGAATGCGTCACCTTGGTTCATGCCTGCACCCACCCCTAAGGCGGAGAACCTGACGTATCAGGAACTGGTAGGGCAGTCGTCGTAATTACCCGCTCAAACTCAGTCTTGGTTATGGGATGTGCTTTCGGCTTCTGTTTTTTGGGCATCTTGCACCTCTAGGCTCTTAGGCCACCATCGGAACCCGAAACCTTGATATGGCAGCAATGTTCCCCGCAACCGATACCTATGCGGGCTAAGTTGCTCACGCCTTTCCCGATGTTGCATGCCGACTTCATAGGAGAAATTGTCTGGTATTTGCACTTCGACTTCAGGCTTTTCGGTTGCATGGATGATAATGGTCACTTCTTGATCACTTGGCCGTCGCACTTGGATGGTCTCAGACCACACGGAAATTATCTCTTTAGGTGCGAAGTCTTTTATTTCATGTTCGAATTCTAATGACCAAACTGTTCTCGTTACGGGTAATTCAGAACCAGAAAATTCACACCGATTACCAGCACGCAGGTAGCCAACACGGATTATCTCTGACTGTCTAATGCCGTAATGGTACTCATCAATACTTCGTCGTATTTTCAGAGTTTGAGTATGAGAGGAAATATTCTGGATATCGTAAGAGGAATATTCCCTCAATAGCACTGACGCTCCATCTAATATTTCTATCGTAAAACGATGATAATAGTTCCTTCGCACCATAGTTATGTTTGTTAACCAGGTCATTTCCCCGCGTATTGATGGGGGCAACAAGTAACCTAGAACTGCTCTTACTATATCATCCAATGCCTTCTGTCGTAGATATGATTCAAAGACAAGGCCAAGAACACAAGCTATGAGGATCGCTATGCCAGTCTCTGCTAAGAGAAAGGCGAACCAAGCACCCTTATGTTCCCCCGTGATTAGGAGTGCTGCTAAGATCAGGACTAAACCTATGACCAGAGGGATCGCGAACCACTTCGACGCTTCCCTAAAGCTCATACTCCTGTATCCTTGTTGGCGTAGTAGGTTCCGCTGCTGAATGATATCATCCAACTCAGCAATAGAGCCATGTTTGAATTCAGGCGGCCATGCGTCGAGCCAAGTATTATGCCGCATGGCGCGCCCGCGTGGTAGTGGCCAGTATACTACAACATGACGTTTCTGTGACGCTGTTCATGCTCCCTCCAACAGAGTTTTGAAAGCCTCGTTCGTCAACCACTGCTTATTGGTGTCCGAAGTGTAACTCCACATAGGCGGCATCATTATCCCCTTGCCTTCCCATCCCGTCACATGAGATGGCAGAATAACGTAGCAAGAGCCAATGTCCAGGGCTTGTTCACCAGGCGCTACCATCGCCTCGTGTAATTTCTCACCCGGTCGAATGCCTATGATCTCTACCTCGGCATCCGGCGCGAGAGCCCACGCCACGTCCACCACACGCATGGATGGTACCTTCGGCACAAAGACCTCGCCACCCTTCATGCGCTCCAGGCAGGCCAGAACGAACTCAACGCCCTGCTCCAGGGTGAGCCAGAACCGCGTCATGTCCTTGTGCGTGACCGTTACCCGCCCCGTCCTGGCCTGCTCCTGGAACAGAGGCGCAACGCTTCCACGGCTACCGATGACGTTTCCGTATCGGGTACAGGCGAATGCTGTCAGACGGTTCGGGCCACGGTAGGAGTTGGCCTGAATCAGCAGCTTCTCCATGACCAGCTTCGTTGCACCATAGAGGTTGAGTGGTGCAACGGCTTTATCCGATGACAGCCCTAGTACCTTCCCTACACCGCAATCCAGGGCTGCCTCTACAAGGTTCAGAGTGCCGATGATGTTCGTCTTGACTGCCTCTGCCGGGTTGTACTCAGCCGCAGGCACCTGCTTCAGCGCAGCGGCGTGGACTACTATATCCACACCCTCCAGAGCTCGTCGTAGCCGAGCCTCATCCCGCACATCACCGATGAAATAACGCAGCGGATCAGCATCACCAAACCGACGCCTCATCTCCTCTTGTTTCAACTCGTCTCGTGAGTAGATAATGAGGCGTCGGGGGCCTAGCGGCAGTGCCATCTCAGTGAACTTCTGTCCGAAGCTCCCTGAGCCGCCAGTGACCAGGACACTCAACCCCTCCAGGTTCATGCGCTAAACCGAATGCCAAGGGATGTCGTTGACGGGAAGTCTGCTTTGACTGAGAGCACCAGAGCGCCAGTATCGCTAACATCCATATGATTTATCGTGTTGCAATCATCACACTTGGTCTCAATGACGGTACCCGGACCAAGGCTGTAAATATGATTGAACTTGTTGCCGCAATTGAAACAGCGATACTCCCAATACCCCGTTGAGTTCTCAACCATCATCGCCCCCTCTTGAATGCGCCTACCACTGACTGACGTACAAGCCGTTGCACGGCACCAGAGCGTACAACTTTGTCAATCGCGGTTTGGTCAGTCACCC